TGAGAGGAACAGATGAGCTTCATGTCGGGGCCAAACCTGAATCGCGTACACGCCGATGAGAGGAACAGATGAGCAAACCAACCGCTGATACCAGCACCCCAACGTGGCAGGGCGGGCCACGCACCTGGAGGGGAAGCCCTCCACTCAAAGGAGTAAAGGACATGGAATCAATCCAGATTGAAAACATGCCTGGCACATTCATTGAGGTCATCGAAACGTCCACTGCTGGCTACATCGTTGGCGTCGTCCACATCGAGGCATCGTTGTTGGTCGAGCGCACAGACGCAGCCAACACCTACCTGGACTGGAGTGAGAAGTTTGCAGCAGGGGCCTACGGCCTGCTCAACCTTCTTACCCACCTCCGGTGGCTCGCCTCTGATATAAGGGGTGAGCTTGTGGATTTCGGGAAGCCCGGTCAAGGAAGCCGGGGCAGTAAAGACCCCTCTGAAGCTCGGGCCAAGGTAGAGTTTCTTGAGGACCTCATGGACGAGTTTGCCGGCTTGCGCCAGGAATACATCGCCGCTGCTGCCGAGTAGCAGACCAGGCGGGGCCGCTGATTCACACGGGTCGGCGGCCCCCCTGCCCTACTTGACTATTGGAAACATGTTACAACATCATAGACAACAACAGGACAGAATCATGACGACCAAGATTGTTATCAACTGCTGCTTCGGTGGCTTCACTCTCTCGAAGATAGGCAAGATCATGTACAAGACGTTGAGCGACAGAGAGTTCGACGACCTGGAGACAGTCCGCCACGACCAGTTCCTGGTCAAGACGGTGGAGCAACTGGGCGATAGCGCCAGCGGTCGCCACTCGGCACTGGAAGTGGTCGAAGTCAAAGGCAGCATCTATCGAGTGACCGAGCACGACGGGTATGAATCCATCGAGACACCGGACACCATTGTCTGGAGTGACGCCAGCCTACCAACCTCAACAGGAGAAGAGTGACATGACATTCGCAATCGAACTGATGACCTGGCTCAACGACGACAGCAAGACGCAGCCCGTCTACCTGGAGTTTGAAGAGAACGACGTGGGCGTGCGTGCAACCGTGTCGTTCAAGCCGGTGCTGAACATCTCACCGACAGCCTTTGGCTACACCCACAAGGAAGCCATCCAAGGACTACGGGGCCAGGTGGTTGCGCTCTCCGATGCCATCCGAGCATTGGAGCGAAACCATGGCACAGGCATGGCGACCATCAGGAACTCTGATGTTCTTGAGGACTTCACCCACAGCGTGGAGAAAAACCTGTGGCCGCTGTGCATCATCGAGCCATCGGAGTTTGAGAAACTGAAGGCCAATGCACTGGCATGAGGCGCCATCCTTTATCTTCATTGCCCTACTTGACTAACGATTAAACGTGTCTAAATCATAGGCACACCCAACAACAGGACAGCAACATGAACGCAACATTCAACTCATCCCCAGCCACGCCAACCCATCGCCGCTACTCCCGGCGGCCCGTCGCGAGAGGTGCCAAGTGAACCCCATCATCGCAAAGATTGAGAAGCTGCTTCGACTCTCCAGGGACCAGGACGGCACGCCCGAGGGCGAGACTGCTGCACGCCTGGCGAGCCGGATGATGGCAGCACACGCCATCGACATGGCCAACATCGACCTGGACAAGCAGGCCGAGCATGACCCAATGGAGCGCCAAGACATGAAGGTGCGCTCAAGTGTCTGGCGTCGTCGGCTTGCCGACGTTCTGGCGCAGCACTGCAACTGCCGCACGGCCTACACCTCGAACCAGTTTTCTGGGCAGCACATCTACATGTACGGGCACCGCACCGACATCGAGTTGCTGCGCTACCTGTACGACATCTGCGAGCGTCAGATTGAAGAGTCGGCACGCCGTTACGTCAACAGCCTGGGCGATTGGCACAGCCGTGGCCAGAAGAAGAGCCTGGGCAACGACTTCCGCCGCAGTGCAGTCGTTGGCCTTCGCACCAAGCTCGACGAGATCCGCAAGGAAACTAAGCAGGAAAACACCGAGGGCTTTGCCCTGGTCATTGGCCGCAAGCAGCGAGTCAACGACTGGGTGAACGAGAACTACACGTTCACCAACGGAAGCAACAGCAAGTACCACCACAACACCGCTGGCTACAGCGCTGGACGCAGGGTGAGCCTGAGTGCCGGCGTGGGCAGCACCGGCAACACCAAGCGCCTGGGAGGCACCAAATGACAACACTACACCTATCTTTTGAAATCACAACAGATGAAGATGCAGCCACACTTCTCGACAGGCTGATTGAGTTTGCCGAGACCCTGGCTGAAGACCTCGACGACGGCTCTATCTTTGATGAGGAATCAGCGAGTGTATCAACTGCCAAGCCTGGAGGTGAGGGATGAAGCGACTCAGATACGAATGGGACATTGAAGAGATTGACGAGCACGGAGACATTAACGACCACCACCACCGAGACAAGCTGAGTGAGTTCTTTGAGTTGGGGTTTGCGGATGACTTCGCCGCTGCACTTAAAGGCGAGGGATACCAACTGGTGTTGGTCCGCGACACGCTGGATAGCGACGGCGCTGTTGACCTCCGGTCGTGGGCCTACGTGGAAGACGGCAAGCTGCCCGTGTTCTCAGGTGACGGGTTCGGTCGCTGCGCTGCCAAGGTTCCACAGCGGTTCCACAGGGAGCTTGCCGCAGCCATCAAGAGGACAGGAGGTGCCAAGTGAGCCAGCCAAAGTCGCCTGAGTTCAACCAGGCCCCGAAGCATGAGCACTCGTACTGCTCATGCCCACGGTGCGGGTACTCCCAAGAGGATGCCGACGACCGGCACGATGAGGGCAAGGCCGACAGCCCACACGTCTGGCTGCTTGAGTACATCGAGCAGCGAGAGGATGGCGCAGTGGTTGTCTGGTGCCAGTACGAGTGCCGAAAGTGCTTCTACCATGGAGTGTTCAGCGTCATGGGACCACGCACACTGGACGACCTGGCGCGCAAGCAACGAGATGCAATCAACGAGGCAGGAGGTGCCAAGTGAGCCAGCCTAAGACCAAAGAAGCCACCAAGAGAGACGAACGATTGAGGCAGTTCTTCAAAAGAAACGGGCTGTGGGATTCAGTCAGAGAACTGGAAGAAGGCGAGGAAGAGGAAGAGCCAATGACACGTGACGATTGGCGGGAACTGCATGACATAGGACGTGACCGATGAGCACTCTGTACCTTATCCGTGGCCTGCCCGGAGCAGGCAAGACAACCCTGGCCGAGAGGCTCAAAGGCAACGGCGTCATTCGCGCAGCCGACGACTACTTCTACTGCGAGGATGGCGTCTACAGGTTCGACCCCAAGCTGCTGCCGTTGGCTCACGCTGACTGCCAGTTCAGGGCAAGCATCGCGCTGCGTGACGGCAGGGACGTGGTGGTTCACAATACGTTCAGCCAGCGCTGGGAGATGCAGGAGTACATCGACATGGCGGAGAAGAGTGGCGTCCGCCTGGTGGTGCTGGACCTGTTTGATGCAGGCTGCACTGACGAGGAACTGGTCGAGCGCAACAGCCACGGTGTCCCGCTTCACGCCATCCAACGGATGCGCGAGCGGTGGGAGCACGAGTGGCGAGCAGCGAGCCCGTCCAAGACGTTTAAGGACGGCCAAGGCCGGTACGGAAAACAGTAAGTAACAGCAACCCCAACCCAAGGAAGGTGAGTGATGCGATTCAATGAAGAGGTACTGAAGGCCGACATCGTCGAAACCTTTGGCGAAGACCACGTCCACGTCGAGACCCTGGACGCATTCGTCAACGAGCGCGATGCCCTTGTCCAAACGATAGCCAAGCTATCCGATGGCCTTGCGGCGATGCTGGACCAGTTTGAAGACTGTGAGCAGCACAGCGATGAAGAGGCGGGCGCAATCAGTGAGGCTCGCAAGGGCTTTCAATCGTACCTGGACTGGTCTGAGCTAACAGCCGTAGCCAGGGAGGAACGGGAGGAGTGGAACAAATAGGCCGTGTACCCCACTTGACTAACCCAAACAATGTGACTAAGATACAACAGCAACAGGAGAAAACATGTACCAAGAATACTACGACGAGCCGCCACCTCGCCCTGCGTACAGGTGCGGTGGATACGCCTCTTCGTCTGGCCACTGTGGGGCCACCGACTGTGCCACCTGCTACCCTGGTAGCTGGTCTGACGAGGAAGAAGAAAGCCAGCCAGAGACTGTTCGCGACCTTAGCTCATCGGGGTACACCTTCCTTGAGGGGGTGTGGTCAAGGGTCATTAGCCGAAAGACGCATACCGCTCGACGGGACCATAAGGATGGCCGCATCAAGAAGGGACAGTCTTACACCAAGACTACGACCCGACACATCGATGATGAGACCGGACAAACCTGGCTGGACCACTACAAGGTGCGCAGAGACTGGGGGATGGCATGACCAGACGACAAGCAATCGAGGACTTCGTGTCCTGCGTACTCATCTTTGCGACCATCTACTTCTGGATGTGCTTTCCATTTTAACCAACCTGCCCTACTTGACATACCGTTCTGGCGTGTCTAAGTTGGGTTATCACCACACAACACAGCAAGAGGACATGAGAATGGGAGTGAATGAAGAACGATACTGCCTGGCATGCAGCGATCCTGAATGTGAAACCAACCACCCGGAGCTTAATGACCCCCCCCCAAAGTTTGCTGTTGAAGTGATCGTGGGCTGTTTGCGCAATGCGAACCACACGCCCATTGACGAGCAGATCGACAGCTTTCAACCTCAAGCATTCACCTGTACTTGGTGCGGCAGCAAAGCCACCGAAGTGGCAGTAAAGCCACTCAAGATCAACCACGCGCTGAATGACATGAGAAAGGCTGGGTAACCAGCACACAACAACCAACCAAGGGAAACAGAATGAAGTACACCTCAGAACAAATCCGTGCTGCCGCCGCGCATGCTGCGGAACAGACCACCAGGAGGGTTGATGAGTTCCCAGAAGGGATCATCACCTCCGGTGAACTGCTCCAGATGGCTGGTCTTGTCGCCCCACCGGAGCCACTGACCAAAGAGGAACACGAGCTTTGGCAGTTTCAGTTGATGGCACTGCGTCAGGCTTGGCGGTGTGAGGTTCATGAGCGCATTGGCCGGTGGCCGTCCACGCTCCGAGGCACCGGCTTCCGGCTGCTCAAGCCAGAAGAGAACGTGGACTACGCCGAGATGACCGTGCTCAAGAAGGTCGTCAAGTCGATTCAGAAGGGCCTGTTCATCGTGCGTGGCACTCGGAACGAGGACCTGGACGATGAAGAGAAGAGAAAGAAGATCAACGCAGAGCTTCGCTTTGCATCACTATCCGGCGCAGCCCGACAGGCAGAACGACAAGCTCTTCGGGAGCGCGGATTCAAAGAGGAAGAGAGTTCAGAGAGGCCCCTGATGCCAGGGCCAATGCTTGGCATCGACAACAACTAAACAACAACAAGGACATGACATGCACACAGTAAAGTTTCTATTGAGCGGTGAGTTTCTAATGATGCAGAACGGACAACTCGCCAACCCACGCAACAAGTACACTCGACGCATGAAGGAACTGATGGTCGAGAAGAAGAAGAAGAACTCTGACACAGACGCAATCCAAGACAAGCTCAGTGATGTGGAGTGGGAGGGCGGCCTTTACTTCAAGGAAGACATCGGCCCCTACCTGCCCGCAGAGATGATTCGGGCGTGCCTCATTCAGGGGGCAAAGCTCTCTCGTGGCGGCGCCAGCGTCAAGCGGACATGCTTTGTTCTTGCTGACGCCCCACTTCAGTACGACGGCCCACGCGACATAGAGGGGCTGCGAGAAGATCTCGACTTTCGTGATGAGCGGATGGCGGTGGTAAGCATGAGGCGCGTACTAAAGACCCGCCCAGTCTTCCGCGACTGGGAGGCCGAGGTAGAGATTAGCTACATCCCTGAAGCCGTAGACCCGGATGACATCATCCGGTACATGACGGACGCCGGGCTGTACATCGGCATCGGTACTGGTCGCTCGCTGGGCTTCGGTCGCTTTGAGGCCATCGCCCAGGTGGACGGCAAGTACAGCATTCAGGCTGCTAAGTAATGATTGGTGGGGCCACCACGGTTCACTCTGGGGTGGTCCCATCTCTGCAATGCTCAGCAAGGCTTTGCGCGGCTCGGCATGGCAGTGCTGGGCAGGGCATTGCACAGGCGGTGCAATGCACGGAAACTTTCAATCACGGCTCTGCAATGCACGGATGGGCTCTGCATGACAATGCTGGGCAAGGCATTGCCAGGCGGTCCAATGCACGGAAACTTTCAATCAAGGCGTGGAATGGCACGGCTTGGCCAGTCAAGGCGTTGCCGGGCAAGGCACTGCAATGCACGGACACTTTCAATCACGGCGCTGCTCTGCAATGCTCTGCATGGTTCTGCATGGACTTGCTGCGCCCAGCTATGCTCTGCTTTGCGAGGCTCTGCAATGCACGGAAACTTTCAATCACAGCGGTGCTCAGCAATGCCGAGCACGGCTCTGCCAGGTCGGGTCAGGCCATGTTCTGCTCGGCTATGTTTGGCAATGCACGGAAACTTTCAACATGGATCGGCACGGCATGGTCCTGCTTTGTACGGCACTACATTGCTCGGCGCGGCGCGGCACGGAAACTTAAGGAAAAATCATGCACCAACCACTACCAGATCCAAACAAAGGAATCTTTGTAGTCAATGCATCTGGCATCAGACCGCTGTTCTACTTCCGGTGCCGTGGCTGCTCAAGCCTGAGTGGCCCATGCCGGAGCCCTAACGAAGTCAAAAACAAGCGCAGGAGATGTATGAAGTGCAGCAGTACACAATCAAATGACGGGCGGAGCCGGCTCCCTTAAAGGACACGGGCTCCGGGCCTGCCTTCCCCACCGGGGCCGGCGCGGACGGCGTCGTAGTCTTCAGCAAACCTGCACCGGCTCACGCCGTGCTGAAGTCACCGTCCACCTCAACAACGGAGAACAACATGACAACACCAAAAGAGAAAATCGAAACCATCACCGCAAGGCCGGGCAATGAGGTGCTGGCACAGGACGAGCTTCCTGATGCGCCCTTCTACGTGACCGCGCTCGACACTTTCCTGAGCGGATGGGGCCATGCATCCAGCAAGGAAAACTACGTCATCCTGATGTGTGATTCTGAGGAAGAGGCGGCAGTGGTCTCAGCCAACGCGCATGGTCGTAGTGAGATGCAGAAGGTGTGCATCCATACCGACAAGCCTGCGCTTGCTGGTGCTGGCGGGGCGAGGCTGTACACCCTGCTCACCAAGGACCGTAGCTCCAACTGGTACGAGCCCGAAACGTGGGGAGGTGAGTGATGTCTAAGAAGACATACGACGTAAAGCTTCTGGCGAAGGTGACATTGGACGATGATGCCCGTCCACCCGATGTAGTTCTGTTCGATGCCAATGAGGTGTTGGACCGCATCAAGGAGAACGGGAAGGTCTATGGCGTTGAGTACACAACAGATGACACGCCCCATGAGGGAGGTGGGTGATGCAGAACACAAAATACAGCAAGCTTGAGCGACGGAAAATGTTCAGCTTCCTGACTCAGATGAATCTTGAATCCATACTTACAGATGATCCCCCACCGGGGCTGGACCTACCAAGACTGGAGGGGGAACATCGGGAGGTCGTGGAGGACGCTCTGAAGACTATTAGGTTTCTCGAAAAAGAGTTGGGGTGGGTGAGTGATGAGTAAGGAAACACTAACGCAAGAGTTCAAGCGGATGCGCGAGCAGCACCCCGAGATGAACCACCCCTTGTTCCGCGACCTGATGCAGGCTTGGATGAAGAACCACCCCGGCGAAGCGACAACCATTCAAGAAGTCTACGATGCAGTTCACCCACGATGGGTGAGGTTTGCCGACGCTTTGGACAGCCATGAGGGAGGTGAGTGATGAACGCGAAGCGAAAGCCCCCCGGATGGCGCAAGGCACTGGACAATGTGAGTGTAGGGGTAGATGCGTATGTAGAATGCTCACTCTGCCCCCAAGACTCCCACCAAAGATTGGGTGACCGGCTTTGGGTTGCCCGCGATCTTATGGTCGCCCTTGACCTGTCCGTGGGGGAGGGCTTGGACAACGGCTGGACTTACGACAGGGACGGCAACTGGACCTGCCCCACTTGCGGGGGTGAGCGATGATTTATCGACTGACCATTTGGGTCAATAACGAGGAGCACTGGCGCTACGAGTTCTTTGGCAGTCCCGCAGACGCCAAGCGTAGGTATGACGAGCTTGTCGACGGGGGCAAAGACCCCAAGCTGATTGAGATTGATGACCATAAGCCCACGCCCAAGAACAAGCAGCAGATACTTGCCCTTCTCAATGAATGGGCATCACACAGTTGCAACGGCTGAGGGAGGTGAAGAATGAAAGTCGGTGATTTGGTTCGCGCTGGAGACTCAATAGGCACTGTGCTCAACCTTGAGTACGTCAAGAATGGCGAATATTGGGTCACATGTTTGTGGAATGATGGAGTTGTGGAAGGGTGTGCCGATGGCGACCTTGAACTGCTACCCGCTGGCACTACGCCGAACTCAAAGGAGGTGAGTGATGGGTAAGCCACATATGCTCATCGTTCTCAACGACGAGAAGACCTACAGCGACATGGAGGGGACCATTCTTCTTGTCTGTGACCAGGAGCAAGTTGATGCGGCAGACGCATCTGGCGACCCGCTGGATGCTCACAAGGCCGGGGCTCCTGCCATCGACCTGGCGGAGTTCATCCGCACAGCAGTGAAGATGGGCGCGCTCAGGTACGTAAACACACCGACTGCCGAAGAGTAGTTTTAACCACAATGCCTAACTTGACGGACGGTGTATGCGGGCCTATGATGGGTAGGATGACGCCGTCACAAACCAAAAAACAACAGCCACCCAGGGAGGGAGGATGTCAAACCTGAAAAAACTAATCACTGCTGCGGGCGGGGCCCATGGTGTGTTCCTTGCCGTCAGGCATGATGAGAATCTGGCTGGAACTATAACCAGAACACAGAAGGGAACGCTCCAGCAGAGCGGCAAGCCTCTCGGAGACAACGAGCTTGCCAACATCTTGGTCTACCTGACCGGAACATACGGAATCAAGCCAAGCAAGTGGGAGCTAATGTCCGGCCTTGTTGCCGCATCACAGAAGACAAGGAGAAACAGCAAGAGAAAGCCGCCACCTCAAGACTTCATCAACAAGGTCGATTCTTGGCTGCAAGCCAACGGGCCATCAGCAAGGAATCTTACAATCACTACTGAAAGAATAGCCGTAGAGATTTCGCCAGATGAGTTTGAAGCAAACAGGCGCGGAGCGGAAATGAAAGTAGCCGCTGCACTTCGCTCGCTTGGACTTCACTCAAAGAGGATGATGGTCGGAGGCGTAAGACATTACCGGTGGTTCCCAACAAAAACAACTTGACGAAGTTAGGCACAGTAACTAAGCTCTTAGAGAAGGCGAAAGCCAACAACAACAACAACAACGGAAAGAACATGAACAACCTCACACCAGAAGAGATCATCGCATTGCTCAAGGCAGTTCCAACAAAGGAGTCTGCCAAGGCCCGCAAGGCTATCGCAAACGACTCGCAGGTCGAAATCGATACCGTTGTTCGGGTCAAGGGCATCCTCAAGCGGGGCGAAGCATTCGACTCCAAGGGTACCAGCCGTATTCCCTGGAAGGTTGCTATTGCTTTGCTGCTTAAGCGCTCAGGCGTGACTGGCCCTGGCTCTATCGAGCTTTTGACTGAGGCCATTCGTGATGCCGTCGCTATGAACAAGGATGCTCGCAACGAGCTTCTGAAAGAGAACGGCGTTGGTGACGCTCTTCAGATTGTAGACAAGGAGCTTTGCGAAAAGCTGCCGCCCATTCAGAAGGATGGAAACATCAGCTTCGCCGCGTCCGTGGTGGAGGCAGTCCGTCAGCCAGAACTGGTGGTTGACGAAGAGAACAACAACGAGAACTCCGGCACAGAAGCCGCGAAGTAGGGAGGCCGAAATGGCACGCAAGACAAGCAACAACAAGAAGGTCAACGCCGAAGACTTCATCACCGCGTGGCAACAAGCCGACTCGGTGGAAGAGGTTTCCGAGAGGCTTGGGATGTCCAAGAGCGCAGCAATGACACGGGCCAGCAACTATCGCCGGGTCCATGAGATTCCGCTGAAGAAGTTCTACAGGTCCAGCAAGCTGGACAAGGACAAGCTCAGGGCCCTCGCCGTGTCGCTCGCCACTCACGCCAAGTGAGCACAAAATGGGGATAGGCCGTGGGGTTCATCCTGTTGCCCCAACTCATCGAGCAGGGAGGCATGTCGAAGGTCGAATAGATGCCTCAACCCTGCTGCCGAATGGCAGTCGTGGGTATGACAAACAAGCTTCAAGCAGGGCTTTTTACAATGGCAGCAGACAAGAAAAGACAACTCGCAGACTCATCTTCAGCCAACAGAGTCAACACAATGCCAGCCATCTCCGCGCTGGTCAAAGCAATGGGGGGCAGCCTTCGACAGTCTGCCAAAATCATGGGCGCAAACTACGCCACCCTATGGAGGCAGAAGGAAGCGAAGAAGAACCCACCCTCACTGGACGCGCTGATTTTGTATGCCAACAGGGTGTACAACAGGACCGGAATCGCCATGGTCGTGACCGTGACGCCGGACATGAATCTCATCTACTCGATCACCGACGGCTACGAAGACGGAGAATCGAGTTGAACAAACCTTGGTAGCTCGCTACCAATAGATCGCCCGCAGGGACTGATCATCTCTGCACCTTGCAAGAGGTGATGGGCTCCCGACAGGGCCACCCGAGGTTTGCTTGGGTGGCTCTCATCGGGGCCCGTCGTGCGACCACACCGGGAGCCCTTATGTGGATCGAACAAGCACGACAGGTATCGCTTCAGGCGGCAGCAAAAGAGGCTGGCCTGACCGTCGCCAGAAACAGCATGGCGCCATGTCCAATGTGTGCAGCCGTTACCCGTGGCAGCAGCGACAAGCGTGGACCGATAGGATTCAGCCGAGATGGGTACGGTTGGCTGTGTCACCGATGCGGGGCCAAGGGTGACGTGGTTGACCTCGTCGCCATCACGTCCTGTGGCAATCTCTTCAGGAACATCGACAAGCCGCAGCAGCTATCGGTGAGGGCCTGGTTCTCTCAGCGTGGAGCATGCGAGCCACTTAATGGTCAGGAGATTGAGGCCGTTTCATTGAACGCGCCTCTCCCCAAGCGAGACACCGAGCAAAAGCCGCCCAACAACGAGAGGCCACCTGAACGGCAACTCAAAGATTTGTGGGCCTCAACGCTTTCAATCGTAGATGGTCTCGACTTGCCGCCAGAGTTCTCTGACCCGCTTGATGACTGGATGATTCGAAAAGAGTTTTCCCCCATCTTGTGCTCCAGACTCAACGTGGTTCGTGTTCTGCCCACGCCGACACAGTTCAACTGGCCAGAGTGGTGGCCCAAGTCATGGTCCAACGACTACCGCCTGGTTGCTCCAGCTTACGAGATGGATGGAACCTTTGCCAGCATCCACGCCAGGACATGCAAAGACATCAAGGGCAAGCCCAAAACGAGGTGGCCACGAGGCTGCAAGGCCGGCGGCCTGGTCATGGCAAACCCCATGGCAGTAAAGATGATGAGAGGAAATCCACTCGACTTTGGCGGCGACGTACCCGGCTTATTGATTTGTGAAGGGTTTACCGACTTTCTCCGGGCCGCCCTTACTGCTATGAATGAAGGACTTGTCCTTCCGATCATTGCCGGAACGCAGGGCTGCTTCAGGCAGCTTCGAGAGGTGAAGATCCCAAAAGACTTGAACATATTCATCGCCACAGATCCTGATGAGAAGGGCAACGAGTATGCCCACATCATCACACAACAACTTGCACATCACCCCATATATAGGCTGCCGCTGAAACAACAGGAGACCTGATGCCCGACTTGGATGACACCTTACGCGGAAACCAAACGCTGAGAAACTTGCTGAAACTGTCCGTTGTGAGTGGATCCTTGACCGGAGACAGCCCTGACGACAAAGCCTACCTTGGTGACAACGACCCCGACCCAGCCGCACTCAACAGGCTGGAGCAATACAAAGACAAGCAAGGCAATCCCACCGGCCAGGCCAAGACAAGCCGGCGCAACATCTTCTTGATTCTCTCCTACGACAAGAGGTGGAAGACCCGCATTTGGCTGAACGACTTTTCAGGCGCCCTGATGCTGGATGACCGCGAGTATGAGGACGTGGACGACACAGAGATAATGCTGTGGCTTGATCAGGTGTATCAGATGAAGGTTGGAACTGAAGCGGTCAAAGAGATGACGGCCTTTGTCGGCAACCGAAACAAGCAAAACCCCCTTCAAGACTGGCTCAATCAAAAGCACTGGGACAAAACGCCACGCATAGACGACTGGATCGTTCGCGCTACCGGCTGTGACAACACGGAACTCAACTGCGAGATTGGAAAGCGGTGGCTGATCCAAGCCATAGCAAGAGCAATGACGCCCGGCTGTAAGGCGGACTGCGTCTTGATCCTTATTGGAAAACAAGGGGCAAAGAAGAGCACTTTGCTTAGGACGCTGGCGTCCACCGAGTTCTTTGCGGACACCCCCATCGACATTGGCTCACCCAACGCCTACACGCAGATTCGGCGCGCTTGGATCTATGAGGTGGCTGAGCTTGATTCCGTGCGACGGTCAGCCAACTCGGCAACCAAGGCTTTCTTGAGCGCTCAAGAGGATGTCTACCGCCCAGCCTATGGTCGACATGCAGTCACCGTAAAGCGTCATGTTTGCTTTGCAGGGACAACCAATGAAGCCCAGTTCATTAGCGACCAAACCGGGTCGCGCCGGTACTGGCCAATCAAGGTGGGCCAGATTGACCTTGAGTGGGTGGCACAGCACAGAGACCAACTGTGGGCCGAAGCGATTGTAGAGTTCAATGCTGGTGAGCGGTGGTGGCTTGAGAACGAGGTCTCTGAATCCCTATCGGAAGAAAGCGAGCAGTACCGACACGTTGACCCATGGATGGAGCGCATCTCCGATTGGTTGATTGGCAACGCAGGATCGCTCACAACCAGGAACATTTTGGAAAATGGCCTGAAACTTGAGTCCAATCAGATGACCAGAAGTGCAGAGATGCGCATCGGTGAGGTGATGCGCGACCTTGGCTACGAACGTAAGCGGTGCCGTAAAGGCGGGAGACGTGTGTATGAGTGGTTGAAGAAAGACAGAGTGATTGAAATCCCCTTCAGTGAAACTAACGATTGGTAATGAAATGAATGACAACATTTGTGTGATTGGTGGCGCTAAGTTTTTACCACCAAACAGCCCGGCAGCAGACCAGATTCGAAACAAGCTCAAGCTCCCAAACCCCGCATACAAGCAGGCCCAAGCTCTTCGCGGTAGAGGCAAGTGGGTAAACGTGCCCGACGCACACATCAACGGCTGCCAGGAGATTCCGCCAGAGCACCCATGGGGCGGCGGATTGTCTGTTCCAAGGTGTGTCGACTTGTCTGACTATGGCCTGGAAATGCGAGACATGAGGGGCACGCCAGACGCCAAGCCCGTCAAGCTGCGCTCAAGCATCAGCCTTCGGGACTACCAAAAGGACGCAATCCATGCGTGGTCGATGGCTGGAGGAGAGGGAGTCATCGTTGCACCTTGTGGCGCTGGCAAGACCGTGATGGGCCTGGCCGCCGCAACCAGGGTCGACACAAAGACCCTTGTGCTGGTCCACACCCGCGACCTTGCGTCTCAGTGGCTTGATAGGTGCCGGCAGATTCTCGGCGTAACAGCGACCCTTTATGGTGGCGGGAAGAAGGACGACTCAGGCCGCATCGTTATCGCCACCTTCCAGACGTTGGAAAGAATGCGCTGGTCTGAGCGTTATCAATGGGCCAAGCAGTTTGGACTGTGCATTGTGGATGAGGCGCATCATGTTCCTGCCAGCACGTTTTGCTCAGTCATGGTCACCATTCCAGCCAGGTACCGGCTCGGTTTAACGGCAACGCCGGATCGACCGGACGGCCTGACAGATCTTCTGCATTGGCACGTTGGTGAGACGGTCTACGCCATCGACACAAAAATGCTCGCCGTTGATGGCCAGGTCATTGCCCCACGAATCGAATGGCTCAACACGGGGTGGGAGCCGAAGAAGAAGGGGCAGGAGTGGCCCAAGCTCATCACTGACATGACAACCGACATAGACAGGAACGTCAAGATTGTCTCTCGTGTTCTCGCCGCTGTAGATGAAGGGCGACAAGTGCTGGTTCTTTCTGACCGCGTTGACCACTGCGCCTTTCTTGCAGAACAACTATCAGAATACAGCCTAAAGGCCGTGGCATTCGTTGGAAGTGTGTCCAAGAAGAAAAGAGAGCGAATCTTAGAACAAGCCAACAAGAGAGAAATCGATGTCATTTGCGCCACTACAGTGGCTGATGAGGGCCTTGACCTTCCCGGCCTGGACACCGTGATGCTGACAACGCCATCAAAGGCGTTAAATCGTGTTCAACAAAGGATTGGTCGAGTGATGCGACCGCACCCCGATAAGAAAGAACCGATTGTTGTTGACCTTGTTGACGAGCCAGGTTCCCTTAGGGGCATCGCACGAAAGCGACTGCGGTTGTATACTCAGCTTGGATGTAGGTAGCCTCATGGGTGAAATCTTCGAAATGCTTCCAGTCGGATGGTCCATCACTCCAACGAAGGATGGGTGGACGGTCTGCGATGAAGACGACGACTTTGTTGCAAAGGGATTGGACACAGACGAACTGAAGCGCATGCTCGATATTGAGTTTGCGCTTCAGCAGGTCTTTGTCGCAATGCAGATGGTTCAGGGCCAGCAAACGATTGCTGAAGCCTGAGCTTACTTCTTCTTTGCGGCGGTCTTCTTCTTGGCAGGAGCCTTCTTGGCAGGAGCCTTCTTGGCAGGAGCCTTCTTGGCAGGAGCCTTCTTGGCAGGAGCCTTCTTGGGGGCAGGCTTGGCAGCGGCAGCGGCAGCGGCAGCGGCAGCATTGGCAGCATTCATTGCATCAATGTGCATAAACAGCTTCTTAATGATGCCCTGAGTGTCCGGCGTCTTACTTTGAAGAGACCTCTTGAGATTGCGAAGATCGGTGTCAGAAAGCAGCATTGTTCCTCCTTATTTGATAATGCTTGCGCTTGAATAGACCAGGCCAATCACGGACCTTAACTTTGCTTCCAGTTGCATCTTCAACAGCAATCGCAAGCGCAAGAGAAGGCACAGACCGACCACTCTCCAGGTCCCTTAAATAAGGAACTGAAATGTTGAGTCGCCTTTGGCTTAGGTAGTCGTTGATCCATCTACAAAACGCAACACGAGTGTTTTTGCCGGGAAGGCTTTCTCGATAGTCTCTGATGTTCATAACAACACCCCTGCAACATTAAATACAATATCGGACAAAACTTGTCCAACTCGCAGTGATGCTATTGACATCACTTCTCGGCAAGAGTAGCTTCGTTCGGTGGGGATTGAACATGATTGAAAACGGGCACGCACCAACCATCGGAAGCAGCAGCATAGCAGCCATACTTGGCCTCTCCCCGTGGGCTGGGCCATGGGATGTGTGGGCTCGACTGATGGGCCTCGCGCAATCTACATCCACCAGAGCAACGCTTCGCGGCCACATTCTTGAGCCAGCGATTGCGAACTACTACGGCGATCAGATCGGGTGCGAACTGACCCCCGGCCCTGAGTATGAAGAAGAGCCGATCATTGGGCCAGAGCCTTGGATGCACGCACGGCCTGACCGTTTTGCCAAGAAAGATGGACAAGAGTGGCTGGTTGAAATCAAATCCACAAGGACGTTCAAGGATGGCTGGGGTGAGCCTGGGACGCCTGATGTTCCCCAATACTATGCAGCCCAGTGCCTTTGGCAGATGGCCGTGACCGGCCACGAGCGGACTGACCTCGCTGCATTTGCTACCATTTCAGACGAGTACCGCGTCTTTACGCTCCATCGAGACAGAGATCTTGAGGATAGAATCGTCGGCTATGCGCGCAACTGGTACGAGAAGTACATCATCTCCATGACCCCGCCCGACGTAGACAACTCGAAGGGATGCTCTATAAATCTTGGCAGACACTTCAAACAAAAGTCCGACGACTTTGTTGAGGCGACCGAGCAAGACGAAGCCTTAGCCAAAGACTTGTTTGATGTTCGGCGCAGGATCAGTGAGCTTGAAGCAGACAAGAGGATGAAGGAAAACCTACTCAAAGAAAGAGTCGCCGAAAGCAGGGGCGTTGCCGGGGTATGTACTTGGTCCGAAACCAAACCCCGCGTCACTGTCGACTCCAAAAAACTGAAGGAAGAGCACCCCGAAATCTACGAAAAGTATTCGAAGACCGGGCAGGCAAGCCGCCAGTTTCGATTTATCTACCAACCAAAGGAACAGTAAATGGCATCAGCGAACGTACCAGCACTACGGTTTCGATCCATTGTCGAAGACAAGGCATCGGAGTTTTTGAGCACAACACTTGGCACATCCTCGGGCCAAGAGGCAGCAGGAAAGGTGGCGCTTGCCTTCAGGTCGGCAGCCCAAGCTAACGACAAGCTGTACTCCTGCGACCCAGCTTCAGTAGCCCAGGCGATTGCAATGTCAGCCATGACCGGATTGATGCCTGGCGGGCCTTTGCCGGACGTGTACCTGCTTCCAAGGGGAAACCAGTTGCAGTGGTTTGTGTCCCACCGTGGATACCTCAAGCTGATGTCGAGAACGGGCACCCGCATTCGCGCTCGATTCGTGCTTGAGGGTGAGCGGTTCGAGGTTGCTGAAGGGCTGAACCCAGACATCATTCACGTTCCAGACCTTGAGCTTGAGCCAACCTGGGACAACCTCAAGGCCGTGTATGTAGTCGCGCACTACCCTGACGGGAACAGTGATTTCGTTGTCGTCCGCAAGAAGGACATCGAGAAGCGCCGAAACAACTCCGACGCCTGGAAGCGCAACAGCAAAAAGTCTCCATGGGGTCAGTGGCCTGTAGAGATGGCGCTGAAAACCGGTATTCGATACGCTATTTCTCGCGGTCTCGTGTACTTGGATGAGCAAAGCTCTCAAGCATTCGAGCAGGATGGAATACAGGACGCTCCATCAGCATCAGCAATGAATGTTAATATGGATAAAGGGCCATCAACTGGGATGGATGCACTTAACAACTCGGTAAAAGAACTTACCGACTCAACACTCGATACAGCAGACACTTCGTCCTTGATTGACGCAGTCGACGTTGCACCAACACAAACAGCAGGCATTTAGGAGATAGCAATGGGACTTATTGATCAGGCACAGGAACGGAAGAGCCCTTTCGAAAGCCGATCCGTGCAGGCTGCGGATGATGGCACGTCGAAGATTATGCAATCAAACGTGTTGCTTGAGGTTGCAAACCAAGTGCTAAGCCTCAACTCGTTGCCAGCCAAGGCAAAGAAGCGGTGCGCAAGTTTTAGAACAAAGCTTGGTGACTCAAGCTGGCGATTGACCGAGCTTCTTGGTCAGGTCGATAAATCAATTTGGTCGAACATGGTGGGACGAACAATCGAGGGCCACGAAAAGACCATCATTCATAGCCAGCCAAACGGTACGTGGAAGATTTGTGACTACGAAGTCGACATTCGCCGCGACAAGGCCAACGATGAGCGACTGTTCCTTGCCACTCAATGGGTCGACATCGACGACCAGCCCGAGCTTCAGTACCAGAATGGTGCTCCTGCCGTGAACGTCAACATCAAGTCACCAGAGCTTCCCAAGGAAGTGCTTGCAGCGCTTGGGAATAAGGGCGGAAACGATGAGGAACTCAAGGGCCTGCTCAAGGATCTGATTGGAGCCATGGCTGCACAAAACCAGCCCAAGCCAGCATCGGAGCCCCTGCCGCCCTCGTTTGATGAAGCATCTGAGTAGTGGGGTGTAGCGCAACTGGCAGCGCATCCGGTTGTTACCCGGAAGGTTGTTGGTTCGAGTCCAACCGCCCCAGCCATACACTCGTTTGCAATAGCTATGAGTAAGATCATCAAAATGTACCGGCGGTGCTGCATTGACTGCGGGTACATTTGGTTCGGCATGATTGATTGCCCTGAATGTGAAGGGGTCGGTGAGCCTATTGATATTGAGGGGCAAGATGCCGCTGTATGAGTACGAGTGTGATGCATGCGGGAAAAGAGAAGAGCGCCTGCAAAAACACGGCGACCCGGCCCCATTCTGCCAACAATGCTCACAGGACATGAAGAAGAGAATCAGCGTTGGCTCGTTTGCCCTCAAAGGAGAGGGCTGGGCCAAGGATAACTACGGGCTCAAAAAAACAACAGTGAAGGAGAAATGACGGTGGGACTTCAGCCTTTAGGACGACCATGGATTGTTTTGAACTATGCGGTGAGTGAGCCAGACGAGTGGACATGCAGGGCCATCGCTGAAGACATTGGGGATAGCCCTAAGAAGGTCGGGATGACCGTGCGGTCTCTTCGGCAGAGAGGGTTCGTAGTCAAGGGCAAGAAGGTTGGAAGGGCCCACGCCCTGTTCCCGACACCGGAGGGCGTTGAGGCCCTGTACTCAGCGATCTAATCTCCCCAGCCCCCCGCTCATTGCCGGTCACTCGTGGTGAGTGTACACAAGTGGAGGAGCCGGTCCCGCCGGGCGGGGGGTGTGGGGCATGGAGGAAGAATGAAACTGCACTGGACCGCAGGAAGCGAAATGCAGCGCGACCCTACTGGGTTCATCTTGTTTAGAACTTCATGCAGGCGATGGGTGACGCTAAATCGAACAACGGTTCCAACCGGGGTTACCTGCAAGCAATGCCGCCGATATTTAGACAAGCTCATTGCAGGCTAATCAGGTTACACCGGGCTTGGTGGTCATTTTACGTGCCTGTTTTCTGGCCACTGTTTCAACACACAAGCCCAATAGGGCTTTGTGCGCTGAGGTGATAAGCCCGTCGGTGGATAGGCCACTGGCGGGTTTTTCAAGATAAACGAATCCGCAGATTTGAACCCCGTTCCGGTGTCGCGGCCAGGACGGGGTTATTCTTTGGTATGGCACGATGCGGACGATGCGGGCTCTGGGCTAAGTACCCACCCAACTGGAAGGAACAAAAGTACGCTGGCGTGTGCATGTGGTATCGCTTTCGCCTCCCTGAAGATCAGGTGTACGAGAAGCGGAAGTGCCCTGAGTTCTTTGAGGCAATGCCTCAGTGGAATCAACAGCAACACTGGAACTACGCGACCCGACACGATGACCTGGGGCGCAGTTGGCATGCCAGTAGACGAGCCTTGACCTTCTCGCTGTTCTCACTGGTATTGTCCGCCGCCGGGCTTGCGTTCAAGTTTCTCTAAGAGTCTTTGTTCTCAATCATCTTAGCAATGTCTTTCTTGAGTTGGTCCTGCCTCTTCGACTCAATAATGACATCGAGCTTGGCGTTGTTTGCCGAAAGCTGCTCAGCAATCTCAGATGCTACTGACTCGCTCTTGGCCATGACCCGGTCAAGGCGCTTCTGAGCAAACCAGTTGGTAGCAATCAAGTAGATAGCGAAGATGCCCATCGCCCCGTACTCCAGCAGTGCGGTGACTACACTGCTGGTGGTATCGGATACGACCTCGCCTTCCATTAGAGTTCCGGTTCATCGATGAGAGTATATGTAAACGTGTCGCCCCAAAGGCTCTTCGCGGCCATGCAAATAGACATGAACTCTTCAAAGTCCTTCTCGTTGGCGAAGACTTGGCATCCAGCAGACCACTTGTTGATTTCAGTGGACTCTTTACCAGCCTTATGAATGTTGATGCCGTAGTAGCCTTCAGTGATGGACTCAGGATCACGGTCAAGAATCTCATCCTTATTGCCATCACGGTAAACCTTTACACGCCCTCCACGTTGAGTGAGGGCTGTGTACGTCCGATGTGTGCCAATCTTGTAGACGCCACGATACTGTCCGGGCACCAAAATGGCTGTACCTTCTACCCGCATAGGGTGGTCGAGCCAGTATTGTCCTGGGTCACAAGTCGCCTCCCAGGTCCGGGTGATCCACCCCATCTCATCCCTAAAAACGACACAAATCCGGTCATCAAACTTATTGGGTTCGTGCGTCTTGCTTCGGATGCCAATGATGTTCAGGTTGTACTGGCCTTTCTCAAAAACCGCGTGGCCAAGGGACTCGACGTAGTCCAACAGAAAAGGTCTCATCTACAACGCGCTCCGGTGGCTTGGCAGATGGCAGACTGATTCGTCATCAAGGACTTGATGTCTTTGCCCATCTCATCCTGCTTGGCTTCAAGCTTTTCAATGCGGCTCTCGCCAGCAGTATGACCGTCAGCCGCAACATGAATCGTCAGTTCACTCTGCTGGGTGTCCAGCGTCTCCTGGATCTGGGCAACGTCAGCAGAGACATCGCTAAGGGTGTACCACCCTCCACCAGCCAAGAAGATAACGGTCACGATCCAGATGACGAGTTTGGTGTCCATTTGCTTCATTTGAATCCCCCGCTGCCATATTGATAAGCAGCACCGAGGCCAGCAGCAACCACGCCAACCGTTACAAGTGTCTCCAGTCTACCAAACCATCGCTGTGTTCCTGGTCTTTCAAGAAAGGGCGGAGGTTTAGATTCCTCTTCAAGCTTCTTTTTGTACCATTCAATGTCCGCTTCCAGGGCCGCCGTGTCGATACGATATTGTGACGAAACGGCTACCCCCCACTTTTCGGCAGCGAGCAAGTCTGCATAGTCGGAAAGAGGAACAACAACTGCTGAGCATGACGCAGATTTATCCTGCGCAAGGATCGCCGGAGGAAGTGGCTTGCCTTCTCGTATTGGGTACACTTTCAGGCACTCCCCAAGAATCGGCTCAATCGGATCTGGCCGCTCGATTGCATCACCAGCAAACGCCAACGACGCCATCAACAGCCACATCATCGCCGCCTCCGGGCGTTTCCTCGATTAGCAAGATCACCAGCAGGGTCGTCGCCCTCGGCATCTTTGGCAATGTTCTCTACCTCTTCCTCAAACGAGCGCTGGATAGTCTCTGTTGCTACCTCAGCAGCGCGGTTCTTTGGCGGCTCAGAAGCCTTTGATGCCTTTTTGCCGGCCATACCCTTGCCGAAGACAAAGGCAAGCACAGCGCCCCCCAGAACGGCGAGAATCGTAAGCACGCTCTCCATACCTTCCATCAGCTTGCCACAACGTGAACAATGACGGCATTTGCCGGATCTGTTGCCGAGCTACCACCGGTAGACTCCGGCCCAGTCACAGCCCACAACGTAAGGCCAACAGAGTATGTCGCCCCAAGGGGCATTACGTATTCAGCCACCACCCCAGCAGGAGCATAAAAGATCCAGTCAGGGTGTGTGGTGCCAGGGGATGCAGCCGCAGCGTCTACCACCTTTACATACACGGGCGCGGAGTTTGCCGTGTTGTCAATCTTCACAACAAAGAACTCGCCGGACGCATTGCCGGTTACCGAAAGCGAGGCATTAGAGCTTGCTGATGGCTCAAACACCAAACGTCCTGCAAGAACCTTTTGATCGGATGTCTTAGTAAGCTCTGCGGCCACGTCTTCTATCCAATCGTTAGGGTTACTTTGGTCGTTGAGTCTGGATGGACAGTGTCCAGCGGGTTGGCGTTTTTAGTAGCCCACATGTGAAGGTTGGTGAACTCGAAGCCATTCGGAATTTGGTATATCTGGGTGGTGTTCTTGACACACTTGAAGATCAACTGAGGCTTGCTTGAGCCAACAACGGCGGCGTTGCCATTAAAAATCTTCACGTAGCAATCGCTTTTGACTCCACCCTCGACCACAACAGAGAGAAGGCTTCCGCCCGTGTAGCCAAGGTTGGAGTTCAAAGATGCCTTGGCATCATCCTGAAGAACTACCCGGTGCGTGACCGCCGTTCCATTAAATCTCGTAGCCTTCAGGGTCATTCATCTCGCCTACTTCTTGCTCAGTGCAGACATGGCCTTCTCAGCCGAATCACCAGCAATATATGCAAGGCCAAGATAAAGCCACTGATCTGACTCAAGCATGCCGGCAGCAAGAAGACCTGTGCCAAGAGCCAAGACGGCCAGCCGCCGCCAAGAGATTCGATGCTGAGAATCAAAAAGAGCCTTGAACATGTTCTTCATTTTGTACTCCTGTTTAGGTACCAAGCAGTTTAGCAATAACGGTACTGCTTGGGTTGCTTTGGGTCTCGGTTCCAGTGTCGTAGCTTTCTTGTGTTTGGGTAACCCAAAACGTGACGCCGGTTGGATATGTCGTCCCAGTGTCGCAAACATAAGTTACCTTCTCGCCGGCAGGGGCGTAGAATACTGAGTTTGCCTTTTTGCTTTGTGAGGCGCCAGACGTAGCGTTGGTGATCTTTAGGTAGTTGACTTGGCTTGCGTTTGCCGTGTTGTCGATTTCCACAGCATAGACGGTACTCGATCCACCAAAAACGTCAGCTTCGGAGGTAGCATTAGCAGTAGCATCTGTGATTAGTGTCCCAGCAAGAGCATCTGCAACAGTTCCAGTAGTTACGCCCATTTTTACACCTCAAGAAGTAACAAAAGTAGCTTTTACGTTTCCACCACTGATTGCGGCAGTAGATGAAACACCAGGATCTGCTGCCGCCCAAAAACTAAGCTTAGTAAACGTGATGCCATCAGGCATCTTCCATCTAACATTGGAGCTTGTGGGGCAAAAGACCACGATGTCCGGGTGGGTTGTGCCAACGGTGACCCCGTCAGCAATGTCAGTAAGCGTAATTTTAAGGTACGCCTCAGTGGAAGATGACCCATTTTCTACATCAATAGAGTACAGCTTGCCGTTGTCCTGGGTCACGTCTTGATGAACAGTGGTCGGACCAACAGCGGTCTCTACAGCAATCTTGTATGTAAGCTTGTCGCTTTCAAAGCGTGCAACTGAAAGTGCCATTGGTCTGTCCTTTATACGGGTAGATAAACGTCAGCAGCGACGGCATCAAGGTTTTCGACATTGCTGCCGCCGGTCGGGAATCGAAGGTTTGTTGCCGAACTGCCGTCTTGAACACCACTCTGCTCGACCCAGTTTCCCGGAGCGCCGTCGTTAGTGTTGATTGACACTCGGCCCGCGTCATGAACAACCACCCATGTGCCATTCCCGTCCGTAGCCAAATCTCGGGCATCTGTTCTCGGCAGGTCATCACTATCGGTGTTGTATTTTGTCCAGTCTTGGCCGCCATCAGTGCTGCGGGCATAGTTGTCGCCAGCAGTGATTAGAACAGTAGCCCCGCCAGCTACGACTTGACGGGCAACAGCATCAATAAGGTCTTGTGCTGATGCGGCTGAACCGTCTACAGTGGCCAAGGTCCAGCTTGATGTGTCACTCGATGCAGCGTAAATGACGCGAGTGGACCCGCTCTTTCGGACTAAAACCACCCAACGCGAGGTTCCGCTGTGAGTGCTATAGGCGATACCTCGAACAAGATAGCCACTGTCGGACACGGGGGAGTCCGCTGTGTCATACACCTTAGACCAAGAGGCACCGTCGTCGGTAGACTTGAAGATCTGGTCATGGTTGTCACACATCCAGGTGCCAGCACCATCAGACGCCATGTGGCGAATGTCTACGCCTGTCGTAAACCAATCAGTGGCGCCAGACATGTCGACTTGAGACCACGTTGAGCCGTCTGTAGAGCGCCAAAGAGTGCCATTCTGGCCACCAGCCATCCAGACGTTATTGCCCCAAGCCACCGAAAACAGCTTTCCGGCAGCCACGTTTGTGTTTGACCAACCGGAAGTGTTGGTAGGGTCCGAGGAGTATCGAATCTCTTTGGTCCCATTCTCGTTTACCGCAACCCAGAGTGGATCACCGGACCCGTCTTTTCCGTAAGCAATGTGGTTGTAGTCTTTCGTGCCCATGTCCGCAGAGACATACCCAGTCCAGTCATTCAAGTCAGAATGAGCCGCAGTGGCTACAGCACCATCCGCCCCGACAGTACACCACAAAGACGCGCCAGTTGAAGGGATGCTCACACCGGAAATGGTGGAACAACTCGCCTTAGCAACACCGTTGATGGTGTTGATGCTTCCTGCTGCTACGCCATTTATGGTGGAAATGTCCGGCATTAAGCAATCACAATGTTTGTAGCTGATGGGTTGAAGAAGATGACGCCGCTTGTGTCAGTTCCATACCCGACTACCCTCACGAAGTCGCCACTTGCAGACGGGGCCGTAAAATCAATCTCGCCAGTTGCTTCTGACACGTAGCAGGGAAGCCCCTCGTTCCACGTTCCTTCCACGTAGCTGTTGAGCTTAAAGAAACCGCGAATCAAAAGACCATCGCTAACCGCAGTACCCAGAGCGATACCGAGTAGTTGAGTTCCACCCGTAGCAACGGCATCTGCATCGCAATACTTCCACTTTCCATCTGTGTGGAGGTACATCAATCGGCCCGCAGCAAGGGTGTCCGACGAATCCTCCACCCCAAACGTGACAATGTCACCTACGCCAGTGTCATTGGCCAGCGCCGCAGTACCGCCCCAGAAGGTGCTCACACCCTCAGCAGTCACGGTCACAGCAGGCACAAGAGTCTGAACTGTAGAGTTGCTACCGCCCTCAGGAACAGCAACTTGAAGATGAATGTTTCCAGGGTCGCCAGTCCCAGTGCCCTGACCGCCCTTGATTGTCAGGTCTCTACCAGCAGTATCCGTTCCTGAAACCGGATCGACGGCAAGCGTTGCGTCTTGGCCGCTCCCATAAGCAATGTCGCCGCCTGACACGAGTACATCGCCAGCAAACGTCGTAGACAAATCATCAGCAATAGTCATTGCGACTGCATGACTGTTGACGCTACTACCACTTCCGCCGCCATCGGCAGTCTTAAAGATGATCGAGCCGCCTGCGCCGCTGCCTGTCCCTGCGCCGCCTCGAATCGTTAGGCTCTTACCAGCAGCGTTTGTGCCTGAAGAAGCGTCGACATTGAGCGTGGAGTTTCTGTTACCAAACGAAAACTCACTGCCACCAACAAACGCCCCCTGCCTGGTGAGGGTGCCATCTTCCGACACGTAGAAGTCCATCTTGGAATCTTGCGTGTTGCCTGTGCTGGTAAATGAGTTGAGCTTCTTGACCCGGATAGAGCCTGAGTCAACCGCATTGCCGCTTGTGTCTTCCAGGTCAAACCGCAGAATGACTGAGCCGTTTGAATCGGCCGTGTCGTCTTCGTTCTTTAGGACAAGGGCGGTACGTCCACCGTCAGTGTTGCCGCTGATTGTAACGAGCCCATCAGAGTCGATCCGCATCGCTTCAGTCAATGCCGACCCAGTATGGGTCGAGAAGATCAGATCGCCCTTAGTGTCATCCGATGCGCCATCGTGGCTGCCCTGAATCTGGGCCAACGCAACATTAGCGTGGTCCTCAAAGATGATCTTGGACTCACACCCACCATCGCTGTTCTCAGACGTATCGTTCTTCAGCGTGATGTAGGGCGCAGAGCCTTCAAGCTGGAGTTGCGTCCCTGGAGCGGCGGTGCCGATGCCCAATCGATTGTTGGTCTCATCGACAACAAGAGTGGTTCCATCGACCTCAAGGTCAGTGAGGACCGTGGCTCCACCCTGGCTATTGAAGTTGTTGTTGAAGCCCACTGAAACCCCCTGTGGCTATCGGCTGCGGTTATCGGCCCAATGAAGCCTTGCTGTAGCAACCTCCGGGCTTCCAGTTGCGTCATCAACCAAAACCCAGAGATAGCAGGTTCCTGCTGTGGTCTGCGCTGTAGGAGCCGTTGCATCCATATCGAGGGAAATTGTCACATGCTTTAGGTTGGACGTTGATCCAGACTGAAGCTTGTAGCCGGTGGCCTCACCCGACATAGGATGGTCCCTACCGCTATCCCACGTCAAGAATGCAGACAGAGTAGTCGCGCTGTTTGCATTCGTGAGTGAGATGTCTACGTGAGACAGCCAGCATGACTGCGGCATGGCCCGAGACTTGGCATCAACAGTGTCCTTCTCCTTTAGAAGAAGGCCATTGCCATACGATGTCGTGATCTCAGTCGTAGCGTTGTCGTTACAGATGAATCCCCGCATGGGAACCTCCTACTCAGGGATTCAGGATCAGGTAGCGGTGGTGACCATCGCGTACCAGTACGTTCCATCGCAAAGACATGTCGCGATTTCATCTGCGGCAACATCGGAGTTAGCAAGCTGAAGCTCCGCAACAGAACCACTTGAATTGACATACTTCAGTTCAAGGTTGTTCGATGAGTGGCTGTTTACGACATAGAGAATCATGCCCTTGCACTGTCCGACCGGGGGAAGGACCAAGTCGTCATCTCCCGCCCCAGGGGTCACAGTAACAATCTGTCCCGTGACCTGCTTTTGGCCAGCAGTGCTCGTTGGGTTCATCTTGAGCGTGCAGACATTGCTATCAAAGTCAGCCGCAGCGACAACCGTGACGCCTACAGACATCGGGGGGGTCGGGAAGCGGCCACCAGAAGAGGCAAGAACAAGAGACATCTTTTACTCCATGCGGGGAGGGTTTAGGGATTCGGTCAGTAGAATAACATACTCAAAGCTACTCGGGCTCTGACGGTTCATATTCTTTAAGTGCTCTCTCAAGAACATAGATTTGGTCTTTATACAGCTTAGCCTCGCGAGCGTATTCGTGTTCAAGTGGTTTTGGTCGTGCGCCCATCAGGCCATAGAACTCAAGAATGGAAAAGTCTGTGGGGTCATCTTCGTAAAGGTTTGGACGTGGAAGCATTGTGTCGCCTCTCCACCCTTCTCCGCCAACCATTCTGCGAGCAGTAGGCGCCTCAAGCCATCCAGCTTCCTCAAGAGGATGTCTCGCATGTTCCCTAAATAGCGCCGAAAGCTCTACTGCGGTTTCTACAGGTCCAAGGTTGGCTCTATCCATGGCAGAGATAGTATCCATAGAGCGACCGGCGCCTGGTATTTGCAGCAAGTTTCGCCACATCCACCAATGTGTTCCGTTCGTAGCGACGTACCGACCACGGCCCGGTGCATCTTCGTATGCCTTGTTGTCTACGGGCTCCCACTTAACTTCCAAAAACTCGTAGAGTTGTCCACCGAACATGTTTGCGTCCAGTTCAATCAGCCACGCTGGAACGACATTGTTTCGATTGATGTCGTACCCAAAGTAGAAGTCTTTCTCACCGGCAACAATAAACGGGGCCTGAACCCACGGTGTTGCCCGAGACACAAGACCCCTGAATGCGTCCTTTCCGCGCTGGCTTTCCTTAAATGCGGCAACATCGTAAATGTCGGCCATGAGCCTGATCGCATCCTCAACAGGCAACATCGGCAACAAGAAGGCCGTGCCCTTTTGTCTGTGCTGATTGTGGTAGTTCCCAATGGACCCAGCAAAAAGACGTGTATCCATCCACTCTGGCAGCACAAGCAATGGGTCCTCTTCATCAAGAACCAACCGTTGCGACCCACGAATCAGGCGCATTTGAGCAATAAGCCTTTGAGGGTTTCTCAGGAACGTGTCCCAGAACAAATCGATGTTCTTTCTCTGGTACGAATAGAACATGACGGTGTTGCGCATAAACTTGCGCTCAAACTCAGTCAGGTCTGAGTAGTCGAATCCTGCCTTTCTCGCTATGTCTGCCGCAGCGGATGGAGACTTACCCATCGCCAACTCATCTACAAAGATGCTTACTCTAAAGTAGTTATCAATGGCAGTGGCAGTCTCGATCATGTTCTGCTGCCACCATTTTGGGGATCGCCTAATAAAGCCAGCAAGCTTTGGCATCCGTTGTTCGATGTCTCTCGATATGGCCTGCGCTGTTTCAGCCTGAATGAAACTTGATTTCATTCCATGCCGAATCGCCAAGTGTCCAATCATGTCGTCGGTATAGACCTGGCCAAACCTCGTCACGATTGCGGGAGCGTGTGGCGTATATCCGCCCTCTTTCCACATTCGAGCAACCACAGCGCCAACCATGTCAGGCCGGCGACCAACCATTTTAAGGAAAGACCCAGGCATCTTTGCCAGATACTTCCCGGCAGCAAAGAACCCCTGCGTCTGGTACGCCTGGAACAGCGCACCCAAACTGACACCCGCGTAGTAAGCCGGGTTTGGCAGGCCAAGGCCGGTAGTCACGCCCATCTTAATCCGTGATGCCGTGACCGGATTCAGGTCCATGATTGTGTCGAACGCTTTGGCAAGGTGCAGTTGAGCGCGAACGGACTTGGTTTTTTCCGTTGGTGATTCAAGCGCAACATTGCCTCGTGCCGACTTAAGAACACGACCCTTGCCTGCCCATCCTGTCCAAGCCTGACCGACATTAGTTGCACGGGACACGGCATCTTCGATTTCTTTGATGAGCATGAGCGGCACCAGCGCCTCAGTGCCATCAGGCATCGTGTACCGTTGCCACTTGCCCTTACCAAGCTTGAACCCCCATCCAGCCAAAAGGTCATGCGCCTTTGTATAGGCCACCATGTCTTTTGTTCCAATACCCCAACGGCCAGGCCCAGCATCTTCTGGCAAGTCATGAAGGTTGAACATGTTGTTCGGTGGCGCAGGCGCAGGGTCGTACTTTGCTGGCGTTGTATCGGTCTTTCTGCGCAAAAATGCGTTTGAATCCCAACTCATTTCTTTGTTGATGTAAAACGCAACTCGGTCCACAAACTTGTCCCGGTCCAAAGACGTGCCAGGGCCAAACTTGCGGTGTTCGGTCATTTTTCTCGCATCAAGGGTGACGCCGTACTCTGCCAGATTCCTGGTCATCTTGCTTACAATCTCATTGGCCCGCATCCGTGCGACCATCTCAAGCATCGCCAGGCTCTGGTCATACTCTGGAATCGCTTCTGGGCTTGCGCCGATGTCACGGCCACGCAGCCCAGCCCAATCAAACAGAGACTCAAAGTCGCCGTTGTAGAACCAGTCGTAGACCATTCTGTATTCGATTTCAGCGCGCTCAATCAGCAAGTTTGCGTCTGATGTTCCCTCAAGCGACATGATGATTTCTTTGGCACGAGAGACAACATCTTCTTTTCGCGTCCAAAGACCGTGATGAATCTCACGGATTCCATCACCGATGGCATACAAGTCGGCATCCGTCAGGGCTTCCGTTGGGGTGTCTTCGTAGGTGCGAAGAATGCGAAGTGCCGAGCGCTCATGATCCGTCAAGCCATTTGAATTCTGTAACAGGCCCTGAATGGCGTCCAGTTGGTCATTGATTTCCATTCTGGTAAGCTGCGCAACTTCATCGCCCGAAGCAATCTCACCGCGCTGCATGCGGCCAAGGCGCCTGGATTCAGCCTCAAGGACACCGCTAAGACGGTCTACAAGGCCAAAGAGTCGCGAAGTGTCGCCTACGTTTACTGGCGCCACAAGCTGACCAATCATGCTCTTGTAGACTTCACGCCAAACCGTAGCATTGTCAGTCTTGATGGCGCGGTCAGCCATCTGTAGAAGCCATCGGTCAATCGTGTTGAGTTCTCGCAGGCTCTCCTGAACAACGCCACGCGGAACTGGATCGATGTAGTCATCACCGAACCCAGATGTCTTGAAGTTCTCAATGATCTTGTTTCTTATTGTCCGCACCTTGCCGCTTCTCTTTGCGGCAATCTTGGACATTGTGTTGACTGCGTTGACCATGGCGTGGCCAAGGGTCGGTGAGATGTTCTCTGCGTAGCGGGTAGCTCTGGCCGACACGCCAGCCTCAACATCAATCATGACCTCAAGGATTCGGTTGTATTGCTCAACACCCATAAGAGTAAAGTCAGCAGCACCGTCGAGCATGAAGTCAGGCATGATGTTGGACATTGGTTCGGCGCCAAGCTCATGAACCAGCGTCTTCATTCCGGCAGCCTGTGCTGGAGATAGCTCGATAATCGGCTGGTCGTACCGCATGGTAAACCCAGGCTGCGCACCGAGCCTCCGAGACACGTCCTCCGGCAAAGACTCATTGGCATTGTATGTCTTGAGGTTCTTCGGGTGGTCTCCCAGGGCGGCAGCAATGCGATGCTTTACAGAGCGCTCAATGCGCTTCATCCGTGACCTCGGAATGAATGTGCGCTTCGTCAAGCGAACCCACTCATCACCAATAAGGCCACGCTTAAAGTGCTCTGTAGCCACGTATGCGATGGCATTGTTGACTACCTCAACAACATCAACTTCTGCACTGACGGGACGCCGCCGTGGAGCCCACTCATGTACGTCTGGGTTCGCGCTGATGTCTTCAAAGTACACCTCAGACTTACCGCCAAGAGCTTGCCTCACACTTTCTGGCCGCAGGTCAACCCGCGCAGCTTCACGCGCACGACCAGCCTTCTTAACGGCCTCTGCTTCAATTCTTGCCGCGCGAGCCGGGTCAACAACAACCGTGGGATGGCGCTTCTTCATCACCTGGGCCTGAGTCGTTGACGCATACTGCCGGACTTGTTGATCTGGGCGCAACCACCGATCCCAAAGGTCTTTCATTTCCCTTGGGATGGCTGGATCTTGACCGCGAAGTCGCCGCCATATCTCTTTAATGGACCAAAGAAGCTGCTCAAACAGCCGCTTGACGGGGCCGGAGGGCGAGAACTTCGACTGCATGTAGTGCATCCATGCATCAGCAAGTTGCTCCTCACCAAAGTCCGTCAGCCTGTATGTTCCATCCGGCATGACCTCGTGTTCAAAATGGCGAACAAGCTTGTTCATCCACTTGTTGCCCATGATGGCAGACACAAGGTGGCCGGACTCATGCCAAAGCGTGTTGATGTCGCCATTGCGGAACAGGGCAACGACGTACTTGGCGGCTACGGGATCCCACTCAAAATATCCGAGAGCCTCGCCCTCACCCATCATGTAGCGGACTCGCGGGTCAGCCGGGTCGAACGTGCCACGGTTGAACTTGGACTTGATCTGAGTGGGCTCGAAGACCATGTAGTGGTACGTCCCAGGCTTTACGCCCTCCATACCACGCCGCGTTACGCCAAACTGCTTTCTTGGGCCGAAGTGATAGTGGGCATCCGCAACGATACCGTCGAATCCCATGCGCTCAAAGACAACACGCATGAACTCCGCGTTTGCGGTGTTTCCAGTGTCTGGATCATCAATGAACCAGTCGCCCTCGCGAATACGATCCATCAAAGTGGTTGCGTCAATCTCACCATCCGCCAAGTCATCAAACAATGACTCCTTGAACCGAGCAACCTCATCTACGGCGTCAAACTCGGAAGCAACCTCGTCTATTGTTTCGAACAACCGAATGGCGGAGCCTTTTTCATCAACAATGTCGCCAACATCGTCATACACATACTCCAACTCGAAGACGGTACGGCCCTTCTTGCCTGACGGGTCGAGGTACACCGGATTTTCCATCTTCAGATAGACGGGCAATACGCTGAACTGCTGATCGCCTAACGCTGCCTGACGAGCCATTTGCTCAATAATGTCAGACTCATACGCATCAATAAGTCCGTCAGCGTCTTCGGCATCGATAAGACGCCGCAACTCTGGCGTCTGCTTTAGTCGACGCGCGGCATCCAAAATGTCAACTTCGTCAAAGTCAGCAAGAGACTCAATCCGATCAATCTCTCGATCAACCCGACTTTTGATGTCGGGGCCTTCAATCCTTGCGTAGTTTCGATTTACATCAACAACATCATCGCTAAAGTAAATTGACGAGCCAAACGCACCCTCAATATTGCCCCGCTCAAACGCATCGAAATCCCGTGACGTGCCATGGTAAACAACCAGCGGCTCACCAGCGTCATCGACCACCATGGACCCACCAAACCACCGCCGAAAAGCCGGGGTCTCGGAAACAGGGGTGACGGGTTCCTCTACCTGTCTTGCAGCAGCCTTTTGACCAAACGAAATTGCTGGCGGGTCGCCATCAAACTTCAGTCGCTCTCTGGGGAAATCGACAACCCCGAAATCTCTGCGGGCACGCGCTTTAAGGAGTAGAGCTTCTTCAAGAGTAGCTCGCCGTCCAACGTCTGCGATGAGTCGGTCGAGGGCGACTCTGTCAACACCGGGTCTTGTGAACCAGGGGATTCCGGCAGAGGCGGGGTCTGAGATTTTGAAGCCACGAGGAACAATCCTGTTTTCTATGTTCTTGTTTTTTGTGTGCTTGTCGAGAACATCATAGTACGCACGCACCGCAGACTGGTCAAGAATGTAGGGGCGACCAGCAGAGTCCTCAAGAATGTAGACTCTGCGGCCATCATCCAACGGAACATAGTGCATCCCGTATCGACGCATCGCAAACTTGCCTTCACGGACATAGACGCCGCGTGCTGGCTCACGAACATTTAAGGCTTCTCTAAGAAGGATCGAAAGCGTGTTGTGGCCAACCTCTTGACCGCTACTCGCTACCCAGCTTTCCCAGTGAAAACGACCAATAGAACCAGCACCCTCGCGACCAACAGCCCGATACGCAGAATCCATGTTGGCAAGAATTGCTTCCTCAATGACTTCATACAAGGCCAGGCCGCGTGCGCCATTTAGAACCTCTGCCATTCCGCGCTTTGTCGAGATTGGGTGAGGGTTTTTTGCCCAGCGTTGCCACGCCTCTGCTGTTGTCTTCTTGGCAAAGCTTTCGTAGATGTCTCTCATTCCGCCATAGTTTCTTGTGGCGCTATCCCAAAAGTGATTCGCTTGAACCCGGTCAATGACCGTGACATCGGTACGACCGGCCACAAGAAGCAGAAACGATAGGATCTTGTTGTCGACACCAGACTTTTCAACCAAAGAAAAGTAGTTTCGCCTGATCTGCTTCGATGGCATGGACTGATCCAAGATCATGTCATGCAGCACCTGAAGCGGAATCTGGCCCGCATTCGGGTGGTCGCTTGGGAGCGGCTTGCTCATCTTAAACAAGAACTGCTTGCCAAAAGAGTTCAGATTGGCCAGAGCGCCACCACCCGGACCATCAGGGTTGATCACAGGCTTTTGGGCCCTCATGACCTTAGCTTCATCTTTGGTGATTTCACCCGCACTCAACAGACGCTTGATTGCATCGGGCTTTTCACTCTTGCTGCCAACCCAAACCAAAAACCTATCAAGCTCAGGACTGCCCTTTGGATACCCATCTGCGGCCTTCGCAAAATCACCCCTCGCCGCAGACCGAATGTATGGCTTGACGTTCGCCAAGAATGCATCAATAAAGGCCGCCTCATGCGGGTACGACGAAAGAGACCGGCTCAAGATTGACCAAAGCAACAACTGGCCCGTCAGGACTACGTCGGCCTGGCCCGCCTTGTACAAACCACCAATCTGAGACGTAAGCTCAACACCGAAGTTGGCCTCCTCAATCTGGCCAGGAGTCAGCCTCTTGAGCAACGACACCATGGAGTTTGGGTCTGTAAGGTATTCCCGCGCCTTCCAAGGCGGCTGAAGCACCTGCTTGTTGCCAGTTACAGCGGACCAAAACTTGTTCCATAGCCGGTCATTTTCAATCGGGTTGACATCGCCAAGCCCGGCACGAATTTCATCAATACGCTCAAATGATGCCTTTGCATTTCGAGGTGACGTTCCATACGGAACTGGCCGCTCAAGGTTGGCGTCACTTACGCGAGTCGTGCGAGTAAGCGCAGATGGTACACCAGAACCTCTTGGCGAGATGTCCGTGTACCTCTCTATTAGCTCATTAATCCTTTCCTGCGGAATCTTCGGAACATCTTTAGTCTTGCCTTTGGCGAACTCTTTATTCATGTACCCATTAAGGGTCTCTGCAAGAACCTGTACCCTTTGGGATGCGCTGATTTCATCCACAGAGGTCTTTCCAGTCATCTCCGCAAGACGCTTCTTGAAGAAAGCATCCTTGTCTGGGTTGATTCGAAGATCACCAAGAACACCACGCAGGTCCTCCAAAGACACCGCGCGAGTAACGCCGGAGCCCTGCACGCCAAGCGGGTAGCCCTTTAGGTTCTTTGCGGGCTGGCCCTGAACGCTGACGACAATCTCCAGGTCATCAAGAGAGCCAAGCATCCAGACATCATCAGCCCGGACTGGAACCTCAACCATAACCAAGTTCTTTTGGCTTCTGCGGGTGTGGTGACGCTTAAGCGCATGAGACCCCTCTGGGGTCAGAGAAACGCTAACAGGGCCAGACACACGGCCATTTCTCCATGCTTTAAGCATGGTTTTCGACATCAAAGCATAGCCATTGAATGTTTCGCCAAGGCGCTCCTTAAGCACAGAAGACAAAGCCTGTCGATATTCGCCAAACCCATCATGCTGGGCGGCGTCTTTTGCAATCTTCTGCCCGCGAGAAGCCCGATTGGTCTTAGTGTATTCAGCTTCAATCGGGCGAAGCTTGTCGGGAACATCGACGCGAGCCAAGTCACTCATCGTGTCCAATGTAGACTTGTATGGTGCAGGGTTCAGGTCTGGGATCTCATCGGAAAGCTGAAATCTTGCGAACTGTCCCGGCGTTCCATCACGTTGAACTCGAATGACATTGTCGAAGAACTCATTAACGGAGGCAATCGGAACGTCTGGATCAGACGCCATCCTGGCCGCAAGTGTTTCAAAGACGGCTTTAATCATGGGATTTGCACGAGCATCCCACCGACCATCCTGCGCAAACTCATCCAGCGTCCTGGAGAAGTCTTGATACCCCTGACCCTGCCTCATTGCCCGGTCGGTTGGCGCATTTCCGCTGGCAGCCATGTCACGAGCGCGCGTGAAAACATCCCGACCCTGACGCACAGTGTCAGCATAAACACCAAGAGCTTCTTCAGGCTCAATCCCGTAAACACGTAGCGCTTCGCTTACTTGGTCTTTTGTGTTTGATGGAAGAATATCAAGGGGACTTTTGCCCTGTGCTACTGCTGAATCAGCGGCTGCCTTGTAGAAGTGATTGGCAGCCGTGACTGCATCAGCATCTTCAAGCCCATATCGGTGCTTGTAGGCCCACGGAGACATCCCCGCCAGGAAACCTTGCGGGCCAATTCCAGCCTTTTGGCCAGCCTTGGCAAGTCGAACGGCCTGCATTGGCTGAACAACGCCTGTCCGAACCATCCTGCCAGCAGTCTTCAAGAATGGAGTTTCCCACGGCGTTCCAAAATCAGCAAGAATTGAAAGGTAATTTCCCGCAACATACCCTTCATCATCCGTGGACATCCCCTGTGTCTTCATGATGTCCGTGATGCGAGGCTGAACACCGACCTCTCCAGTCCCGATTCTGGCCAGCGCAATAGCGGCAACACCCATCGGGCTGTCGGGCGCACGCAAGAGACCTTCGGTATCACCGATAAGCCCCGCATAAGCCTCCATCGGGGCCAAGTATACTTCCGGCGCGGCGCCACCCAGCCAGCGGAACCACTTTGAGCCAGTTGACTCTACAACGTACAGGTTGCCCTCATGCTCCTCCACGTCCATCATTGTGCGCTGAATCCAATGCTGCAAGGTCCGCATCTGGTCGCCACCGCTGGCATCAACGGCTTTAAGCTTTCTTTCAGCCCACTCTTCAAGCTCTGGCATGGTCGGAATCGCGCCATTGACGGACGCATACATCCCAGGAACCATCGCAAAAGACCCAATGGCCAACTTGTTTAGCTCCTCCCTGACCGTATTGTTCGACTTCCCCTCTTTGGCCATTCGAATGGCTTTGGCCATGCCGGGTGAACTGCGCTCGATTTGGAGAACCTCAATGTCGCTCTCAGACATAGAGGTCGCGACTTTCTTAAACTCAAATACATTCAACTTGCCGCGAGCAAGACCCTGGCTCTCCAGGTCATTGTATGTGGTCGTGTCGAGCAACATCACAAAAGCAGACCGAAGCTCTTTTTCCTTCTTGGGGTTCGCCTTTATCTGCTTTGAAATCTCGTACATTGCGCGCAAGTTTTCAGGGATCTTTGCGTCCTGAATGTACTGCTCACGCTCCTGAAAGACTTCAGGCTCGTCGTCAATGGTTGCCGCAAGCGCTTTTCCAGCACCTATTGGACCAGCAACGAGATGACCCGCCAAAACGCCAGCGGCGTGGTCGGGCGTAACTGCTTCACGATACTCATCTGAAAGGGCGGCCCGGCCAACACGTACAGCCGCATCCTCAAGCGCAAACCGCAGCCCCTCAGTTAGTCCAGCCGATGTAAAGTCAATGATTCTCTCTGGAACACTGGTTCCACGAGTACCAGCCAACTCGGCGCGCTCTATTTCGTCGGCTCTCTCTTCAAACGCTTGCCTCGCTTCTTGAACGTATTGATCTGGGTCCTCGACACCCAACCGCTCAGCGGCACCGACAGCAGCATCAAGCGCAATAGCGCCCATCCAACCACCGAGCTTTTCAAAAAACATCGACGCTTCTGGAACGCTGGCGTAGTGCGCAGTGCGCCTGGCAACACCATCAATGAATCGACCATCGGTTTGCATTTCAAGAGACGCAAGAGAGCCAACACCAGCGCCAATCATCGCACCCGTATATCCGCCAACCTTAGCACCAAGCGCAAGCCCGGCAGCCGGCAAGATGTACCCCTCACCGTACTTTCCACCAATTGATGGACCCTTCTCCTCGCCCTCCGGGGTCCACATCTCATTAAGTGGATCGACTTCCTCAAGGGGAACTCTCCGGTCAGGAAGAAGCTCCTCATGGGCAACCTCCAAAGCCAGCTTCCAACCCTCAAGGTAGTCACCCTTTTCGGCGTTCTCTTCAAGAATCCCCTCGATCTTGTCCGCTTTGTTTTGCAGCCCAGCAATGCGCTGCGCTGTGCCGGTCAGCGTCGGCCTGGAACCAATGGACTTGGTTCTGGTGGTCATAGCCCCGATGCCGCGCGGCCTTGGTACACCGATATACCTCAAGTCCTCTACCAACTCCTGAACCTTTTTCTTTCTCTCTTCCTCATCCATGTTTTCATGCTGTTCGGCATAGTAGAGTTCTGCTTGCTCTTCCAAGACAAGCAGAAGACCCTCAGATAGAGCCGGGTCGGGCTCCAATACGGGAGGAGCGGTTCGAGTTTCCTCGAAGTCGGGCGGCTCAAGGTCTTCGAAGACTATCGGCTCATCTACTGGCCCAGTAGTCGGAACAATGTCTTGGGCGTCTGCTTTTAGATCTGCAAGAATGTCGTCTTCAAAAGAAATCGGCGCATTGGTATCATCTGAACGTGAAGGCACTGCGCTATCTCCTGTGCAGCAATCATATCAAGTTTGCTACTCAGATGGCAAAAGTCTAATTGTGCCCGTACTGGGGTCAAACTCATACCGACCGCTACTACCTTTTGGCGATATGATTTGGGTTCCTGAGCCTTCCCCAGAGGTGAGCAGTTCAATGCGGCCCCCCGTCTGGCCGGGTGTTATCGGAAGCGTTTCAATGCGGCCCCCCGTCTGGCCGGGTCTTATCGGAAGCGTTTCAAAGTACGGATTCTCGCTCATCCCCTCAATCAAAACGTCTTCGCTGCCCCCGCCCTCTTCCTCGCTACCTGGACCATGCTTCATGACCCACCCGCCGGGTATCCCCAGGCGCCTTCTTGTGTGGCGAGCACGCTTTTCAACCAAGTCCATGTAGTCGCCAGCGGTTCTGATTCCCTTGTTCTGACGCTTAAAACGCTCAAGGCTTGACGGTGCGTTTCGACGATACCAGTCTTCAATGTCGTAGTCACGACCCTTGCCCAGAGCCCTGGGAAAGAACACAGCCATGCCAAGGTCACCAGCAGTCTTCATTCTGCCCTTGTACGGCATCAGATAGCTGCGAACAAAGTGCAACTGCATGTCCGAGTCCATGTTCTTGAAAGCTTCTTCTGCTTCGTCTTGTTGTTTGCGAGACCACACCTGCCGTTTTCCGCGAACCGTTGGCTCAAAGCCAACAAACCCGGCCTCATTTAGCAGGCGGGCAGCAGTCTTCGGCATGAACTGAATCAGGCCAACAGCACCACTGCCGGCAAGGTTCGGCTGGGCCGGGTCGAATGTGCCTCTTGTCTCGGTATCAATCTGATTGGCCAGAATCATTGGGTCGATTTCGAGATCGTCGGCAACCTCAACAAGCCGATTGGCAAAGTCTGGTCCAATCTTATCACCATACGCCTCCAGAATTCCGCCCGCGCGAGCCTGAATGTCTGGCGTATATCGACCTGGAGCAGCCATCAGAGACCTCGAATCGCTGCATCCACCGCGCTGGTGTCAACTGGAGGAGTTGCAGCCGCAACCGGAGCCGAGGCTGCTGGCTTACTCAAGCCTTCAATTTGCTGGGTAAGTTTGGCTATTTGTTGGTTAACTGTGTCAAGCTGTTTTGCCCTACCTCTCACTGATGCATTGAGGGCCTGCAATTGGCGGTTCTTAACATCAATTTGAGACTGAATATCAGGGGTAGGCTGCGGCAAGCTCTCAACCTTGGCTCTCAACCTTTCGACCAAGCCTTTCTGTGCAGCGATTTCTTTTTCAAGTGGGGCTGCCAGTTTGGCGTGTTCTTCGATCACTTTTTCAAATTCAGAATCTTCTCTATTCCATTGTTCCTCAGGAAATTCAGCCTTGAAAGCAGCCATAGCCTCACCAAGCTTTCCATCGTTTTGCTGATCACGGGCCCTCGATGCAAGGTATCGAGTGACAATGTCTTGATCTACTTCCTCAGGGATGCCAAACGGATCATTCATATCCACATCCGATTCAGGTGGGCTTTGAAGAAAGTCCCTAAACCTTGGGTCCAGTTCGCCGGTACGAATTTGTCTATCGAACTCAGCGCCTTGCATCTTTGCTTTCAGGTCAGAATCTTCTTCACCGAGAGTTTCCACAAACATGTCCCTGTAGCGACCATACTGGGCCTCAAGAGTTTTCGTTGTATCGGCGTCCTTGTCTCTCTTCTGTCTCAACTTTTCAATTGCCTCGTCCGATTGGGCCATTGCCTCAAACGTGCCTTCACCCCCGCGCGCAGCAATCACCTTTTCATGCCCAGCTTTTTGGGCACGAATCACATTCTTAATTTTAGCAAGCTTCGTTTCGTCCGCCTTTAGGGCCGCCTCTCGCTCTTTCAGCAACTGTCGCGCCTCAACATTGCGGCCTTGGGCAGTCAGCGATTCTCTCAACGAAGCCAACGTCTCTTCGATTTCCCGTTTCTCTTTTGCCAGTGTCTCGTCTGGTGCAAAGCTTTTTACAAGCGTGTCTCTTCTGGTCTGAAGATCCTCAAGTCTCAACTCAAGTGGTTCTAAGTCTTTTGGATCGAAGGCGTCCAAGCTTGATGGTGGAGGGGGCGCTGGTTCAGGCGTGGGTTCCTGAAGAATTTCAGACCGAAAGGTTTGAGCCATCTTTCTTCTTTCTGGGCCTTGCTCAAAGTCTTCTTCTACTTCCTCTCTGTATGAACCCAGCGCACCCTTAAGGCCATCAAAAGAATCATTCCGTTCAGCAGTACCTGGCTTGGTTGCCCTCATGCGCTCGAACGACTCATTGATTTGCCTAAGCAGGTTGTCTCCATATTCACCGCGCACCTCTTCAGGGAGAACCGCAATGAACTGACGTAGACCCTGTACATTCTTTACGTAGGTCTCTGGGTTATTCGGGTCGTCGGTCTCAATCTTATTAAGAAATTCTTCGTAAATTGCCCCAACCTCACCAAACTCGTACCGCTTTGGATCCTTGATCGCCTCATCAACAAAGACCTTCCATTCATCGGGCTTCATAGTCTCAGAACGGGCTTCGTTGAGCTTTTCGTAGCTTGGATAGCCCATACCAATGGCGATCATTTCTTGGGCAGAGGGCGGAAACGCATCAATCTGTTCGAAGAGTCCCGTAAAGATTCCTACACCTTCACTCTGATCTGCCGCGTCTTTACTCGCCACTAGAGAAGATGCTTGGCCAAGCTGATCGGACATGTAGCTATAGAAGTTCCCACCGAACTCGTCTTCACCGGGAAGGATGGTTCCGACCGTGACTGGCTTGATTGGCATTTGTTGCACAGGCGGCGGCGTAGGCGTGTCTTCAAACCGCCGAGTGCCGGGCGCGTACCCGTACTTATCCTCGAAAGCAATCCGCTCTCGCTGGTACTTGGCCATCTCTCTTTCTGACTCAAGCGCCATGCGCATGACTCTTGGGGAAGCCCCAATCGCAGCAGCCCCAATCATTGGTGGCATGGCCAGTGCATTGCCAAGAATCATCTGAGCCATGTTGGTCCTGGCCCCTTGGCCTGCGTAGCCAGGCATGTTCTGGCCGCCCATTGACTTAGTGATCAACTCACTGATTAGCTTATCAATCTCGTCAGCTTGACCCACCTTTGCTTGGGCCAGCATGTCTGGAGTGACCTTCTGACCTTTAGCAAGCGGGTAGCCAAACTCGCGATTTGCCACAACCCTCATTGATTCGATTTCTTCATCCAAGCTTTCGATGCCGGGATTGACTGCTCTCGTTGCCATGTCTCGCGCAGTCTTTGTATCGAAAACTGGGTATGTAGATGCAATGTACTCTTCAGGTTCTCTGCCATTAAAGAACTCTTTGACTATGGCGTTGTACCCTTCCATGTGGCGAGAGTCTTCGTTGGCGGCAGCTTTTGCCTGCAACGCAATATCTTTAAGGAGTGCATCCTTTGTTGCTTGGTTTTTAGCCTTCAAAGTCTTGTCGGCTGTGACCCCTTGGGCGCGCTTAAGCCACGTATCGGCATAGTTTGGTGTCGTCTGTCTTTTCACGCCTTGTTCGACCGCAGTTACGTTATTCGTGAACCATTTTGTGGCATGAGGAGTTTCCGTTCGCCAATCAAGCATGGCGCGGTTTTTATCAGATGCGTCAATGTAGTCTTTCGCCAACTTGCTGATTTGCGCTTTGTCTTCTACAAGGGCCTGTGTGCGAGTGTCTTGCAGCTTCATCAGCGCCTGTAGAACAGCCGCTGGGCTGACCGTTGCACCGCTACGGGCCTTCTTGATCTTCTGTAGCTCTGTGACCATCTTGAGCGTCTGCAACGTGTCGCTGCCGCCGCCAGATGAACCTTTGCCAGCCATATACTGCTGTGCGGCGAAATCCCTTTGAGGGTCCATGTTCCTGCGCCAGGTGTCGATATAGGTAGTGTAGTTCTGTGTAAATTGATTTGCCACAGTAGCCTCTTAGGTCAGGTCCAAGTAAAGCACCAATAGCTTATCACCCGCAGTGCTTGTACCACCAACATTGCTAATATAGTCTTTCGACTGAATCTTGAACTCAGATGTTCTATCCGTGATGAGGCCGCTTGTGCCATTTTGCTCGTAAACATAAACGAGCGCATCACCCACATTGATTCCAGTTAGCTTGAAAGACCCGGCAGCAGCGCCAGTAAGAACTGCCTGCTTCATGAAGCCATCAGCAAGCTTGGTCTTGGTCACAGCGCCAGGCGCAATCAAGTCAGAGTCCACAAAGCCAGAAGCAAACAAGGCCCGTGTCGCGGCGTTGGCAGCAAATGAGCCAACCGAAAAAAGCACAGACACGACCGCGTTGGTCAAAGCGCCTGGCGCAATCTTGTCCTGAAGGGTCGAGCTATCAAAGAAGCCGTCTTGAATGCGGCTCCTACCAGGCTTGTTTGCCGGCAACAATACTCTTGGAAGCCTGGTTTTAGGTGAGGCATCACCAGAAAGTGAAAACCTGCGCCTACCGCTTTCTGTGCGGTCGTCGGCAGCAACTGATCGTCCGTTGCGCCATGCCACTATTATTTCACGCTGCCCGGAATATGGTATGGAGACCAGACAGGAACAGACCCTCCATAGATATTTTGCGACAGTATTTGGTCATTAACATCAAACTGAGGGGGCTTAGACAAAAACGGAGGATTGGAAGCCACAGGCGCAATTGGGGGCGTGGGAGGCTCAGTCGCATAGCCGGGAAACCATTCTTCATGGGCCCCCACAGCAACAGCCCCTTGTGCAATTTCTCTCTGTTTTTGAAAAAGGTTGTGGTGCTTAGTTGACAGCCGCTCGGAGACGTCTTTGCCGGCCTTGCCTCGCTCAGCAATTTCACGTTCAACACCTAACAATTTCTGGCCAGTCGCCGCATATTGGCCAGGAGCCCTGATTGCGGTTTTGTATTCCTTAGGCGTCATTCCATACTGGGCAGCAGCAGCCTTTGTTTGTGCCCCTTGAGCCACTGCACCTGCGATAGATGGCGCAACTGAAGACAAAAGCTCTCCACCAACCCGAAAGGCCCCAGACAGCAGATTCATCTTCGCTTGTCGCTGACGCTCTCTTTCTTGAACGTCATACGCAAACCGGGCTTGTCGGGCGGCATACTTTTCAGCCGACTTCTGCGCTGCCTCTGCGGCCTCTTCCTTGCTCCGCTGAGCACGGGCAGCTTCCTGGTATCCTCTGAAAGCTTCCTGCTCTGCCCTGGCTGCACGCTCTTGCTGGCCGGCAGAGGTCCGCACGTCCGAGGCGGCGGTCGCGGCCTCTCTGCGCCTTCTGGCCTCAGCAGCCATGGCGCGGCCCGGCGCTGTAAGCTCCTCTTCTCTGGCCACACGCTGCCGCGACGACCACCAGATTGGACCGCCCGTGTATGGCGGAGGAGCGACACCGGGGGCACTCTCAATGGCGTAGGCCATGCCCAACTGAAGAGCACCAAGACCTGCGTTAACGCCAGCAGTACCAAGAGCAACCTTTTGCCATGCTTGAGCCTGCGCCTGCTGCCCAGTCGCTTGGAACCACGCTGCGCGTTGAGATGGGTCCATCTGAGTGAACATCATCATGGAGTACGGATCTCGACTCATGGTGCCGACAGCAGCGCCCGGCTGAGCTTGTGACAAATCTTTTGGAAGAGGCTTAGCCATATCGTTCCCCTATGCGACCGTGCCTGACCAGCCCTTGCGAGCCTTCATTGAATCCCAGCCGGAACCACCGCCAGAGGCCGCACCGCCGACACCAGCCATTCCCTGAGACAAGACTACGTCGGCATCGCCACGGCGAACACCACCGCCCTTTGCGGCCCTTTGAGCCATCGCTGACTCAGCGGCAGCGGCGCTTTCTTGTGCCTTTGACTCACGCCAAGCAATGTTGGCCTGCTCCTTCTCTTGCTTCTCTGCCAGCTTCTTCTGGTACTTGGTGTCTGCGGTAGCCTGCGCGCGGGCTTCCTCTTCGGCCTTCCCGCCCTTCTTTCCGAATAGACTTCCAATACCAAAGCCCCCGGCTGTACCAATAGCGCCGCCAATTGCAGCCCCAGCCGCAGCAGTAAAAGGATTAAAGCCCCCCCCAGCGATGCCACCAATAATTCCACCAATCGCCGCACCCGCGCCACCGCCAACCGCCGTGCCACCCGCCTGGCCGCGAGCCTTGGCTTCCATCCTGCGCTGGTCAGCGTAGCGGTCAACCTGCCGCTTCTCGTATGCGCTAAGCCGTGCCATTAGAAACCCTCAAAGTCAGTCTAACATTATTCCGTTCTATCACGGTAAATCCTTGCCGCGCTCAGGACAAAGTTTCGCGGGTCAACATAGATGTGTTTCACCCTGTGGCCCTCTTTGGTTCCATCGTCATCTTCAAGCGCAAAGTAGCCATTCCCTGAGATGTTCTTAAGCAGATACATCACGCCAACCCAAATGTGGTGTGTACCAGGGTTTAGTTCCTGCATCCAAGTTAGGCTAAAGTTTTGACGCCTAAACTTGTATCCAGTATCGGAAGTTGCATACAAAACCCTACGTGTTGAAAATACAGACTTCCTGTCAGCATTCCCTGAGTCTGGGCTTTGGTATTGAAGCATAAACATAGCACACCTGTCATCCAGGGCTACATTCTTATCTTCCCGTTTGGAGTACCCCGTGTCTCCCCCAGACTCCATTGAAAACCAGTTTGCATTGACTGTAACCAACGACCTGGAGTCCAAGTGAATAGACCCTGAAAGCCCCTCAACAGGGGTAAAAAGACCATCAGCCTGCGGAATCGCATCATCATACAAACCAAGGTTTGGCGGCGCCCCAATCTTATCTTCCCTGTACCAACCACCCTGCTCATGTCGGTAGTACCGAGACTCAATGTTGTGCGGACGATACCTGTAGTGCGTATCACCCGACACAGCCTCCACTCGGGGCGCTGGTGATCCGTAAAACTCCGGCTTGAAAACATGGCGGGAGTCGACCCACGGGTCGGTTTTCAAGTCTTCTTCGTTGATGCTGCCGTTGACCCAGTTCTCTAACTCACCGAATCTATCGGCAATAGAATCCGGGCTAAACGGGTCGCCTGGTGTAAATGTAGACCAGCCTGGACCAAGAGGCATTATCGACCCCCAGAGTATGTCACGGCGTTCATTGTCAGGTTTCTAATGTGTACGCCCTGGAAAAGTTCATTGTTTCCTTGTCGCACATACCTTGCTGTGCCGGAATGTTCCGCTTCATAGGACTCAGAAGACTCGTCTTCATCTACAACTTCCCATTCACTGGTTCTTGTTGAAGATATAGGCTCGGTTATTTCAGTGCCCCAAATGCACGGCACAGTATCATCAAATGTCATTTTAATGATTGGCACAAATGTTGTTGATTGGTCTCCGCCGGTAGGCTTCCAGACAAAGCACGCCTGGTATGTAAAGTTATATGAGAAGGTGTTTGGGCTTGGCGAGTCTCCTGGGGAAAACCCAAAATCAGCCCACTTCTGGTGTGGAACAATTTGCTTGGCGCCAAATTCATTTTCATACCAACCACTAAGCATGGAGCTACTGAGTAGCGTTGGCCCAGTCGCTCCACTCGGAGTGTAAAATGATACGTCTCCATCTGACTCTGCAAAGCTGTTCCACAGACCACCGCTCCACGGCAACTGGAACCACTGAACGGTAGACATCTCTATGGTGTAGTCTTCGCCGTCAGTGCTTGGACTGCCCCTTCTGCCGAGAGCACACTTAATGATTGGGCCTTTCCACCTTTGCTTATAGGTGCGCCTGTATGTCTGAAATGCAATATCGTTCATCCAGATCGAAAAAGAGCACTTGATAACAGACGCATCAAACTTGTTGCCATTGTTCTGTACAATGACATGAGGACTAATATGGGTGCTACCCATTGCAGGGCCGAGCGCACCGTTCTTGTTTGTGACATTTGCCGAATCCCAAACCGGTATTTGATTTAGGCCAGACACAGGCTCGCCATCATTCACATACCGAGTCAATGGTGATGACACACCGCGCGCTTGAAACCAAGAAAAGTCTCGAATAAACGCAGGGTCTTGAAACTGCCTTGCCTCCAACGCCTCGTCGCGAACATTTAGAGCATCAATGTTCGATGCTTGGCCTCGAATGCTGGCAATGCCATCATTAATCGCGCCAGATGTAACTGATTGGCCTGGCTGAACTTTTGGCGGACTGACTCTACCCATCATCTCTTCCTATAAACTACAGTAAGCGCGCGACCACGAACACGACACTTGGCGCCCATTTTCGGAACCCGCGTTGCATCCTCACTGATCGGATTCACAGATGTAAGACCGGTTTCCGACGCTGCAAGCACAGAAGCGGTCGCCTGCATTTTAGAGACACGGGCGGCACGAACTTCAGTCTTGATTGTATGCCTACCAGCAGACACAGGCGCAGCAGCAGTCAAGTAAACGCCGTTTCGGTAAAGACCGATAGACAGCCAACCAGTCTCGGCAACGGTGATTCCATCGACCGTGATTCGGAACGCTACACAATCATCATCGCTGGGCTTTTCGGCAAACCCACCATTGAAATGCTTGCACGATGGGGCGCCAGCCCCTGAATGCCCAGCGCCTGCGTATGAGCCTGTTGAAGTAGGCACCCAAACAGGATCAGTCGCGGTGTTATTCCACTGATGGAAAAAATCATCCCAATCGTCTTGAACACTCTGAGGGGTCTCAGCCGGAAAGCCAAATTCAGCATGCACTCGGGGATAAGTAACGGGAAATGGCGGATAACCAGAGCCCGAGTATTGAAATGCCGTTGTGCCTGCGTTGTACTGAAACCAAGCCTGTGACCCGCCTGGGGGATCTGCCGGCTCACGCCACTGATAGGAAGCGTGAAAGTCACACTCTACCCAGCCGTCAGTGTCAGCAGAAAACTCTACAGATGGCATCTTGTCGATAGTTTCAGAGCCGTCAAAACTTGACCATGCCGTAGTTCTCATCGGAATATCGAAGTCATTCTCTGGATCTTCTGGGCTTGGCCCATCCGTATCAGCATCGGCGCTGTAAAACACCTTCACAAAAGCGTTCCTACGAACCATTGAGCGCTTAATGATGTCTTTGCGAAGATTGTCTCTATCCAGAAACCCGTTCAACTCGCTTGAGTAAACATCAATGTTGTCGTTCCAGTGAGAGACGTGAAGAACATCGCCGTCCACAGGCAACACATCAGGAAATCTCCAAGCCACCGCTACCTCCGATCCGCAGTCAAAACATCCGTAAGGACACGAATATCGCGCTGTGCCCCGACCTTCGCTTCAATGTCATAGCCCACAAGCTCAATGTGCGGGTTGTCTGAGTCCGTTGCGGTCATGATCAACTGAAGCTCAGTGACCAGGCTTTCGTGCATCAGGCTCACATCATATCTGAATGGAATCGGTCGGTAGTGGCCCCACTCAGTTGAATCAACAAACAACAAGTCATCACTGTAGAAATCAGAAGGAGAAATAAGGTCTCTCTGAGAAGTAGACTTTGACTCCGTTAGGGTCTGATCCAAAGACCTGTTGACATTAAGGTTCAAAGACATCCCGAGATTGCCGCGAGCAACAGCAAACACATTCACATAAGCTGGCTGTACCCCAGAGTAGACATTGCCGAAATTCAATGGCGCCGTCTGGTAAAGGGGAGAAACCTTCGTTGTCTCAGGGCCGCCCCAGTTTGAGCCCTTTCGTATCTCTGAATGAGTGTAGACATGGATTCCAGGCCGCCTTTCGGGGTCTGAGCTACCAAAGAACAGGTAGCCTCTGTGGTCTTTTGACTCAACAGCGCACCGAACGGGAACGTCAAACCGGCGACTCCATGTACCTACTGGATAATGGAAGACATACACCAACGTGTTTTCAGTCTCACCAAGGCCGGGTAGGCACAACCAGAACTCGCGGTCCCGGTGGTAAACGACGCCTACGGCACCAGCGAGCGCCGAGTCTGACAAGTCATCAAACCAGTCTCGAATAGGCACACTAAGCTCAGTGATGCCGGTAGGAGAGCCGGTGTTCTCCAGGGCGCCCTCAAGCACGTAAATGCCAGTCTCAGAGAGGAAGACCAAACCAACGCCAGGAACCTCTGCAATGCTGTTTGCGGCAACACACCCCATGTCTTTCGTCAGGGTTTGTACATAGAAGCCGTTGGCTGGATCACCCTTGACCAAGTAAATCCCGCGCCGCTTGAACACGACAAGAGCGTTCTTCGTTGGGTAGATGCCCGTGATGTCACCACCGTCGCCCTCGCTAATGTCAAACACGTTGTTGAGCGGAAAAACCTCTGGCATGTTCGGAGCGCTGAACTGGATTTGGTTGTTCGGCATACCAGCCAAAAACATCGTGTTCTTGAATGTTGCGATGAACTTGGCTTGAGCGGGCCACGGCCCAAAGTCTTCCGGGTCTGCCAAAGCCCCAAGGTTTCCATCACTCAGGCCATCCTCGAAGGTGGTCGTGATGTTGTCCTGGATTTCCTTCACAAAGTAGTAGTTGTACCCGTAGTTCCGACTCGTCGGCTGCCCATAGGAGTCATAGACATCTCGGGTCCGGTAGATTCTACGCGCTACCGTTTCCGCATCGCCGGTAGGCAGGTTTAGTTGCACGAATCGAGTCTTGCCTTTGTCTCCACACTCAAACTGCACCAGCGTGCTGGGCTCCGACATGGGACTTTCTTGGCCGCGCCGATTCACAAACGTGACCCGGTACTTGTAGGCGCACAGCTTTCCGTCACCCTCGCCAGAGTCAAAAGGCAGGCTTGAGCCAAGACCCTGGTTTCTGACTCGTGTTCCAAGCCAATACGACGTGCTCTCAGTGTCATAGTCACGGAACACCAACTCAGCACCAGGCGGACCCGGCGCCTGAATGTACCCAGCGCGACCTGTGACCCGACCATCGTAAACAATCGGCTCGTCTTGGCCATTCACCATGTAGATACGGCCACCCCAAACAACGGACTGTGTTGAGGCGCCCGGCGTTCTGGTCACAAACCTTGAGCGCTCAGTGCCGTCCCAAATCTTGTTCTGACGATCCTTCAAGTACACGTATGGCGCGTTTGGCGTGTCTCCACGAAACCGTGAAAGAGATCCCTTGTCATCTTCCCAGATTAGGAATTGCCTGGCGCCATTGTGCTGAGAGAACCAATGAAGAGACTGGATGGTGGCGTTGTCCGAAACGGTGGCACCTGTAGTCGGTGAAATCCCACCCGTTGAGCCACCACCAGGAGTAGGCGGGGAAAACTCGGAACTCACAGCGCCAGAGACAACCACGGTGCCCCAGGGCTCGTATTTGCGTGAATACTTAGTGATTGGGCGGAAGCCGCCACACGATGTCCAAGAATCATTCAGCGTCCACCGCATGTCTTGAACGTCATACGCAGAGTCAGGCGAGACCTGATACCGAAGATCGACACCGCGAAGGCGGGCAAGAGTAAACGCTTGAGTTTTCATGACTTCGTCGGCACTCCCCAGCGCTCACGCTCATAGATCGGCTGGTCAAAGCCACTGCGTACATACAGTCTATCAGGTCGTGACAGGTGCTTTTGACGCATACGGTCCAAAAGCTCATCAGCGCGCTTCTCGTAGATTTGAGAATGGCTGGTCATGCCATGCTGTAGGCAGATGTCCTGAAGGGTCTTGTACACCAAAAGATGGTGAAACTGGGGCGGCCACTCAGGCGTGTCTGCATCTGCTACCAATCGACGCGGTCGGCGCAAATAGCGCACCTCGACATCCGTATCATTCAACGGGCGGCGGTAGACCCGGATTGATTGACGGGGACCAGACTCATCCAAAATCAACAGCTTGTGCATCTGGCCGTCATGATACGTCCAGCGGTTCTTTTGTGTGCGGTCACTGCCTGGCCAGCCAAGATACGTCGGCTCCACCAGAGTTCCTGTGTCGCCCTGGATCTTCTCCCCTACATCATACAAGCGAGCGGTGTGGTCTACGCCCGCCCCTTCCGCAACGTCTGCAACGTGGTGCCAACGCTGGAAGCCTTGGTGGATGTGAGAAACGCCACCATCAACCTTGCGACGATAGATGCGCTTGTACATGCCAGAGGGCTGCTTCGACGGGTCAGCGTTACCAGAGCCATCCATTTCATCGTAGTCAGGGTATACGCCCCGAGTATCGATAAGATGAGAGATTTCCACCGCGCGGCCAGATTGAATCTTGATTGATGCCACTGGCGAAGGGGGCGACTCAATACCGCAGTACAGGAATGTGTAGCAGTATTCGTATGTATCTCCATTTTGAAGCTGCACAGAGTTGATTTCAGCCACCTCATCAACGCCAACCTCGCGCAACTTTGGTGGCCCAGGTGGCGGATGAATGAACATAGGCTCCGCCTCAATCCCAATCACGGGATCGCCAGCGTTGTCTCGATCCAGGTAGACCATCTCCTCTTTACGCGCATCAATGAACGTCAGCCTGCCGTTTTCTGGAGCCGTCTTGGTAGACGTAGAGGCCGCGTCTCCACTTTCGGTATGCACCGGGCTGGTAAGCCCACGGTCCACAATACCAAGCACCTCCATGCAATCGCCAGGCAACCAATACCGGCGGAACTGAATGGTGTACTCGTCAATGGGAACCTTGGTGATCGTCGGCGCAGTCCCCTGAATACCAGATGCCTCATGGGTTGATGGGTCAATGATTGGACGATCAACAACCATGTAGTGGCCAGCCTGACCAGGCCGGCTCGAATCAGGCACGTTGTACCGATTGATGTAACTACCGCCGCCCTCACCAGAGCCAGAGGCAGAATAGCTCTCAGAGTAGTACAACCCAGTGATCAGATACTCGGAGTGATAGCCGCCATGACCGGCCTTGTCAGACGCTTGGTCAATGGACTCTTTGAGAACCAAATAGTTGCCCATCATCTCGGGGGTCTGAAGCCACTGGTTGCTTCCAACAGGAAACACCTTGGTATTGGCTACAGCCTCGCTCGCGTCACCAATCTGGATCTGCGTGTCTGAGTCACCTTCGATGTCTGCACGAAGGGTCATGCGGTACTTTGTGTGGAAGAACAACCACGGGTACTGCGTCGAAAGCTGTAGGTAGTGCCGATTTAGAATCCGCGCAGTCATGTCCCGGTACTGCTTAAGGTCCGGGTTGTAGTCCAAGGCAGCGTTGATTTCTTGGCGCAGTTCAAGCAGATTCATGGCACACCCCTAAAAGAAAACCGGCAGACAAGGTATTGTACCCCGCCTGCCGGTAGTGGGCGCGAGGCCCGGTAGCGAAAATGGCCTAGAAGAAGCCCTGGTCGACAATCATAACGTCTGCCAGGTTGCTGGACTCAGCCTCAAGAGCAACAGCAACGGTTGCACCGAAGGTTGTCTCCGCAAGACGATCTGCCATCCCGGCTGTTCCACCACTAAGTGGGCCAGTGAGCGCATCGCCAGCAGCGGTACTGGAAGCCACAGAGGCATTCTCATACTTCCCTGCCGTCTGAACTACGACGTTTGCGCCAGCAGCAACCGTTTCGGTTGCGATGCCGAACGTAAGGCCGTTTGCCTCAGTGGATCCGGGCCCAACGGCAGCATCCGAGACCGAGGCCCCAAGCCCATTGGTGGTATCAGTTGTGATTGCTACAAACTTTCCAGCCGTGCATGCAGCGGATGCGTACAGGGTGACAAGCTTCTTCGGAAAATGATTAACGCCATCGACGCCATCAATCTTGTGAACTGCCATGATATCCTCTCTCTTTTGATTCTATGGCTATGAAATAGGGTGGAGGCCGACATGACCCCCACCCAATCTAAGAAGACTTAGAATGTTTCCAGGTCGAACGCCAGACCGCTCGAACCAAGGTGCTTAGCGATAAGCTGACCACGGACGCGAATCTTCGCGGCGCGAACGTCGTACTCACCAGACACCGTCTCGAAGTCGGACAGGTCGAAGTAGCCCTTCGGATCCCACAAGCAGTGGATGTCGTTCATGTTCAGCATGTAGAAGCTGATCGGGTCACCACCGGTGGTGGCACCAGCGTTCGGCATGTTGCGCTCGACGTTAATCTGCACACCATCCCAATACTCAACCAGACGACCGCCATCGATCTTGCTCTGGTCAACGTACCGCTCGTGAGCCTGAAGAGCGCGCTTCAGGTTCTTGAAGCCGGCCCGAGAGGCAAGAATCACGTTCGGGTCACCGTTCGGAGACACGGAAGCAATCTCAACCTTCAGGTCATATAGACCCGCAAGACCGTTCGAGTTGAACGAGCCGGCGCCATCAAAGCGCTGGTTCTGCCAACCAGTCTTGGAGCTAAAGGTAGACTTGCTGACGCCTCCAACCGTGTTGCCCTGAGAACCAACAGCATCTTCCTCAAGGAATCCAGCAACTGAGCCAGTGGCCGCAGCATCAACACCGTTGAGCGTGCCCCAGTCTTCCCAACCGGCAACGCCACCCTGGACGATTTGCTTGACGAACTCACGCTTCAATGCGTTTGCAGTCATCGTGACCCGGTTCTCCAGAATGGAGAGGACCGCAGCGTCACCCTGGTTGACCATCTCTTCCTCAGAAGAAATCGCCACGGGGCGAACAACGTGTGCCCACGAGTACACGGCAGGCTTGAACACGTCCTCGACACTAAGGTCGATGCGCTCGTAACCAGTGCTCAGTCGCGTAGTGGACGAGTGGTCCTCAAATCCAAGCGGAATCACAATCCGCGTGCCACCAGCCTGGGAAGGCTGACCGGCGCCGTGAACGCGCTCGCTCGCATCCAAGAATGCGGTCGACTCATGAATGTTATCGCGCCATTCCTTCATCAGAATGTGCATCGTGGTCGACAGCAGTTCGTTGCCGATGGTCAGACTAGTGGTGGGCATCTCATGCTCCTATGGGTTTAGCGAACTTCACCCGCAATTCTCTTTGCGGCTTCCGGGTTTGACTGTAGCCAATTGGCAATAGCATGAGCGCCACGCTTCTTGACGTTTACAGGAATGTCCTCAACACCAGGAGCGCTGCTCATAGATTGCTTACTAACACGTCGAGCAGATTGAGCACGAGCACGGCGCTCAGACTCAATGCGAGCATTTTGCTCAGCAAGAACTCGACGCGCCTTCACAATCTGGTACGCATCCTCTGTTGAAATCGGTGCATCAGTCCCGCGTCGACCCTGTACAAGGGCTGACACTTCATTTTTGAAGCTGGGCTGCTTAAGCTCTGGATGGGACTCCAAAAACTCAAGATAAGCTGTTTGCTTGGCATGTTGGGCAGACGCCTGCTGCATTGGGGAGAGAACATTTCGCATCCCCTCGGCAATGCCTTTCTGGATGCGTGCCTGAATGCCCTCTTCACTAAGAATGTCTGGAAGCTCACCCTCTGGCGTGTTCAGAACTTCCTGAACCTTTGGATCATTCGCCAGCGCACTGAACTCCGCTTGACGGCGAGCAAAGTCACGCTCCATCTTCTGAAGCTCAAGCTCTCTCTCCGCCAGCTTGGTTTCAGATGCATTGGTAGAGTGACCAAGCTTCGACTTCTCAATCTCGTAAGCAAGACGGAAGTTGTGAAGCATTCGACGCGCAACAGTCGGAAGCTCCTTGATGTCGTCTTCCGTGATGTTGTCGTAGAACTTGTCGGTCTCAAGCTCCTCAATGTCACCAAGGACAGACGTGAGGGGGTTAAAAACATCCTCACTAATTTCCGCTGGTGCCGATGCCTCAACTTCCGGCTCGACAGCCGGAGGCTCAACCTCGATAGACGGAACTTCAGCTTCAGGTTGTGCCGCAACCTGCTCCGCGTCTGCTGCGGTCGGTTCAATATCGACCAACCCCGCCAAGTCAGCAGCCTGAACTGCACCGTCCCCTGGTGCAGCAGCCGCTTCGTCAGCAATCTGTGTTGTTGAATCCATGCTCTTATGACTCCATTGTTAGTCGTTCACGAATGTACCACTTTAGAGAGGAATGATGCAACTTATGCAAGACCTTCTGCAAGCATTTCATCTTGCTCATCAAAGTTGCCGGGAGATGGCGGTGCTTCAGCCATCTCTTCAGCGCCCTCCTCAGGTGCCATAAGCGCATCAGAAAGCTTCTTGTCTTTTGCCATGCGCTTTAGCTGAGCCGTGGCCTTTCTGACCTCTACATCAGAAGTCATCTCCATCGGGTCAAAGCCGTACTTGTCGAAATACTTCCCATCCTCGACAACACGCAGCGCCTCGTTGATTGCAACCAGCGGGACAAAAAGCTGCGGCGGAAGAGGGTCTGCCCACTTGTTGCCCTCAGTGCCACTAAAGTCCAGTTCCACCTGGGGCAGGTCACCACCAGACAACTTGTTGATGGTCTCGTTGAACTGCTTCAAAAGCGTTTCAAGAGCCTTAATGGTAAAGGGCTTCTCCGGCATGGGCGCTTGGCCTGCAATCTGAGCAAGGTCAGACGCCATGTCTCCGGGCGGCATTCCCTCTGGGGGCATTCCCTCTGGGGGCATTCCCTCTGGAGGCATTCCTTCTGGAGGCATTCCTTCTGGAGGCATTCCGGCAGGGGGAGCAGCCATGGCTGGATCGTATCCGGGCTCTCCGGGGTAGGGTAGGCGGGCTCCGGTCACTGGATCGACTGGCATGTTGGCTCCTTAAAGTCTTCCTTGGTCCCGAAGCTTTCGAACTTCTCGAAATTCGGGAGAGTTATCAAACTTATCGCAATACTCAGCGTACTCGCGGTCTTCCTTCTCGTTTATATCATCCATCTTTCTGTACTCAGAATCAATATCCCAATCACCATCTACAGGCGTTAGCCCGCGCTGCTTACATATCTCTCTTCTGTGCGCCTTGCTTTCAAGCATGACACCAAGACCACGATCATAGTAAGGAAAACGCTCGCTCCACCTATCGATTCTTGCAGAAGGAATCCATACAGAATCGCATGAGCTACACTTTGGGCACTCTTGCGGATCATCGTGTGACTCACCTTCCTTTCGGTCAATCAGTTCATCGAAAATAAACTCACACGATCTGCACTTGAATTGGTGCATCACCAGGCCGTTGCCTTCCGAGTTGTAGGTCTTTTCATTCCCGGCATCGTTGGCCTGGGCCATTGACATCCGAATGACGTAACGAGATGTCCCATCACACTCTTTGCAGGAAATTGAGTCAGGTCGGCTGTCGTAGCGAAAGATTTCATCTCGCTCAACACCACACGAATCACACAGGTAACTATACAGGGGCACCGGCTGCTCCAAGAATTTGCGACAGCATCTGTTGCTGCTGAGCGGGTGGCATGGTTTCCATTGCTGAAAGCATCTCAACCATCTTGGGGTCAGAAGCAAACAGCTTCTTTAGTTCACCTATTGCCTGGTCCGGCGGAAGCTGGGAGATCTCCCCGATAATCGCTTGCAGTTGTGCGTCCTCAGGACCTTCAGCGCCTGGCGGCGGGGCGCCTGGTGGAGCGCCTGGTGGAGCGGCCTGAGCCCCGGCTGGAGCGGGCTGCTGGCCCCCCTCTTCTTCCTGCTCCTTGGCTTCTTCCTCTGCTTGCGCCAAAAGCTCATCAGGGTGCAAGTCCTTCGGCAGGTCAAACCGCTCAGCAATGACCTTCATGTACGACTTGGCAAACAACCCATCAGCGCCTGGGGCCTGAGCGGCCTGCCAGAGCGCAGTGTATGGCTGAAGAAGAGCCACAAGGTTTTGCTGCATTGCCGCATCTGTAAGAGGCGTTCTGCCTCCCTCAACAAAAGAGATGTCAAAGCACGCATCGAGGTCGGCAACACTGACCATGACGTTCTCGCCACGCTCATGAAGAGCGAGTGTCTGCTGGCGAATGGTGATGGCTGTATCGCTCTCAACGGTGGCGCCGAGATTTGGAGTAAGCTCATCGTCAACATACGGCTGCTGTGAGGCGGAGATATTATCAACCAGCAATTGCTTGGACTGGGCCTCTTCCTCTTCATCAAGGTCTCGGTCTGGAGTCTGCTCCATGCCGCCAAGAGAGCCGCCAAGCATCTGTAGCTCTTCATCAGACAAGTCACCCAAGTCAGACTTGCCAGTGATTTTCTCAACCAGGGCCTTGAAGTCATCGTCATTGGTGTCGATGCCGGCCTTCTTCGCGATGTCCTTGATTCGCTCAACCGTCCAAGGCTCTTCCTTGGCCTCGGGCTCGGCCTCTTCTTGGCCTTCGTCTGGAATCGCGCCGACTTCAGCAACCCGGGTCTCCTCGTCTTCATACGCCCCACGGGAGTCACCATCGTCCGTCATCGCAGCAATCAAGGCCCGAAGCAGGAGCTTGACCATCTCTGCAAGCCACTCGTCCTTGATCGTCGCATGCATCCCGAACTCAGACTCGGTGTACATCTGCATAGTCTGAACTTCAAAGGCTGTTGCCTTCGTCACCTGGCCACGCGCCTGAGGGCTTGTGCCAATCACTCGCTCAAGATCGCGCTCGACCTCCGCAAGATACTTGGCGACATTGGACGAAATGGGTGCCGTTGGAATCGGAAGAATCGCGTCCGTTAGCGGGCGGTCAAAGTTCTGGTCTACCTGAAGAATCAATCCATCGTGACCCTCAGTCAGGTTTGTCATCTCCTCACCGCTCAAGGTGCCTTTGCGGGTGACATACTGCCGAGTGTCCTTACGGGTAGCCATCGCCATGAACGACCGATAGGCATTCAACTCGCGAATCTGGGGCATCAGCCGAGATGTCTGAGAGATTCCGCGAAGCGGAAACTCTGGCTCAGAGTTGAAAATCAGCGGGACGATGTGCGAGGTAGCTGTGCCATCAGGGTTAGCAAACGGCAGCGGGCCCATGTACACAGGCTTTTTCGATGCAGCGCCCTGGCCAAGTACATATATTTCAAGGCGGCCTTGATAGACGATGTCTGGATTGTCTTCATCTTTAATCGTGTCCTTCAAGTTGCAAAGCTCAAGCACACGAACGAAGGCTTGCTCATCTGTGTTTGCCTTGTCGTTCTTTCGAACAACAGACTTGCCATCAGCCGTTCCTTGTTCGGCCAGGAAGTCTATACGGCGTGTGCCCGCAAGGTTTTCAAGACCGTACTCACGCTCAACGTCTGCCTTTGGTCGGTAGTAGACGTGACCACGGAACCGCTCATCCTCTGCATCGCAAACATCGCTATCAAGAATAATCTCCCACCACGGAATCACGCGCATCCACACGCGGTCAAGGGGGCTGCCAGAGCCAGGAGAGTACCCGATCTTCGCACCACAACCAGGGTACAATAGGCCCTGACGAAGAGCAGACATGACCCTTTGATGAATCTTACGAGAAGCAAGCCACCGGTTTACAGCCAAAGCCGCCTTTGAGGGGTCACCCATACCGGCAGGGTCTGGCCCCATGACTGCACGACTCGCCCGTGGGTACAAGGCTGAAAGGTACGTGGAAAGCACGCCCCACATCCGGTTGACTTCAACCTCAACATCACTAAGACGCTTGGCTGGACTCGATGCCCGGTTCTTGTTTTGAACAAAATCCCAATACCGAGTCAGGTATGTAGACTTGTACAGCGCCCAGCGGTGGCGGTTCTTGCGCATGCTCTTGTCGTGAGCCCGAAGGTGCTCCATAACGACGGAGTGCGGAATCTGATCATGCTTGTTGTCTGTTTCAGCCATCAGCCTTCACCAAATCTCTTAGCGGCATTGAAAGGATTCCGTCTGGCATAATAACGCTTTGGGCGAAGATGTGGTGCAATGTCCGCTGTTGGGAGCGAGCGGCGGTTCCACTCAGCCAACATTAAAGCATCCGCGTGGTCATCATGGTAGCCATCTTGACCTTCAATCTTTCCATTTACCTCTCGAATGTGCATAAGCTCTTGCACGGTTGAAAGGTCACACAACTCAAGCGCATCACCATTTACCATTTGGCGCAAATGCGCATACGCCTCTTGCTTGCTTCCGCGTGAAGTTGTCCAATACTTCGGCGTCTTACTCAAGCCACCAGACATTGTTGTTGCTTCACTCCAGAGCGGAAGACCTGCCTTCCTGAACTCCCGTAGCACCACCGTGCCTGCGCCGCCGGGGTTGGACTCAACCAGGGCCCTGGCCTTGTTGTAGTGAAGGGCAAGCTCAATGGCCTTGGTAGCGAAAAGAATCTCGCCACCCTCGTTCATTGACAAGGTCGCCACTTGCTTTCCATTGGAACTTAGAACTTGCGCAACGGCATAGTCACCACCGTTGCACCAACTCGGGTCAACACCAATCGCATACGTTTCGCCCGGAATGGGTCGCTCATAGATGCGGACGTTGCCCTCAATAGGCTTGACGGTCGAAATCAATTGGTTCAGATAGTCCGAATCGAACCATGACCCGTCAAAGACAGCAAAGCCATCTTCAATGGTCAGTGGATACTCGCGACGGAACCTGGAAATGCCGATACCGTTGACGCCATGAATCTTGTCATGACGCCAATAAAGCTGTGGCATCGTCAGTCCATGGTGCTGCGCAAGCTGCCACTCCTCTTCATCAGGCTCCCAACCCTTGGCGGGCTCAAGCTGGTACGCAAGGTGATCCGACCACTTAAAGAAACGGAACCGGACATTCGGGTCACCATTCCGCTCAGCTTCAATCGCAGCCAGTACCTTCTGGTGGTACAGGTTTCCGGGGCCATCCGCAGTCGAAATGATGATGGTCTTGCGGTGAGGCCCCTCGTGCATCGTCGAGGTGATTGAAGCCCAGACCTCTTCCGCATTCGGCCAGAACGCCAACTCATCGGCATGCAGGCGCTGGTACGTCCAACCACGGGCCTCACTCTTACCGCCCGCAGTCATGCATCGGAAACCGGCCATCGTGTCTTCATAGACCAACTCACGCTTGTTGGACTTACCAACCTTGCGCTTCATGAACTCGGGCAGGGACCGATAGTAGTGCCGGACCCGGCCAAAGATCGCATCAGTCGACTCGTAGGAATCAGCAACAACAAGACAGCGCACCGGGTCCGGGCACCAGTAGAGGTAGTTGAAGTTGTAGGCAGTGGCAACAGTAGTGTCACCAATCTGACGAGGTTTGTAGTGAATCACGGTCTCAGCAGGCGACATGAAGTCCTGCAACGCCAACACCTGCTCAGAGAAAGGAGTATCGAAATACCGCTCCTGCCCCTTCTCATCTACAATCTTTAGACGACCAATGAACTCTTCTGGATGCGTAGCAAGCTCTTTGAGCTTCTTGCCCTCGTGGGAACCGCCATGCAATCCAGTGAACTTCACTACGCCTCACCAGTTTCAGCGCGCCAAGAGTTCCCGCCTTTGAGGCCAAGGTATTCACGGATCTCGCGCATCTGAGGCTCGTTGTCTTCCTTCTGCTTGGTGTTCGGCTCAATGCGAACCTTCGAATACTGCCGGAAGGCCCACTCCTCACCCTCGCTCATGCCATCCCGAACACCAGTCCAGAACTGGAAATCCATCATCTGAAACTCAATGTCACCAATCTCGGTCATGCCCGGAAAGTCGGTGAAGAACCACTTCATGAATGGCTCTCCAAGCTCTACCCAGGTCTTCCAGACTTCCTCATCGACCGGAGCCCCAGTCCACTTTGGGTTGTGTGACTCACGGAACCACTCCCCACGAAAACACTTGCCGCGCTTGGCCAACCGAATGGCCAACTTACGAAAGCGCTCCTGGTGCTGGGTGGGTCTGAACTTACGTCCCTTAGACACAAGCCACTCCTCGACCTCAGGATGAAGAATGTGCCCATCCTCCCCCTGCCTAACCTCAGATGGGCTGGTCCACTTTGCTTTCCATTTCTCATCTTTGGTGTCTGATTCGTCGCTCATTGCGTCCTCTGCTTGACCGGGGCTCTTGTTATCTTTACCATGATTCTATGTCTACACAGAACAACAGCACAGATAAGAGCACTCCAGATTGCATTCCACACAGCACGATTGTTGAGTCAATGGCCAAGGAAGGCCAGAAACTCAACGATCATGTACAGCTTTCATCTCGCGATGAAAAAGCAAAGTATCTCGTGGATATGACTGACTTGTTCCACAAAGAGTGGAAGAAGACCAAGAAGCCCTAAAACGGGATTTCAGCGTCAGCATTTGAAGAGGAAGACGCAACCGGAGAGTGCCCGTTTGACGGAGCGCTTCGCTGCGACGTGCCCTCACTTCTGTCACCAAGGAACCTGATTTGGTCTGCAACCACCTCAGTAGCCTTGCGGTCAATGCCAGACTTGTCTTGGAACTCGCGCGTTTGTAGGCGGCCCTCAATGTAAAGCTGCTTGCCCTTGGAGCAATACTTGGCGAGGTTTTCGGCCTGGCGACCCCAAACCGTGACGGTGTGCCACTCTGTGTGGTCTACCCAAGTATCCCCTTCTTTCTTTCGGTCGTTGGTCGCAACACGAACATTGACCACAGCAAAGTCGTTCTTTGTTCTGCGAAGCTCAGGGTCCGTACCCAAACGGCCAACCAAAATCACCTTGTTTACACTCATTTCTTCTCACCTTTTAGTATTTCGGAAGCAAATATCGCCACCTTCTGAGCGCGCTTCTTGTCATCTTTAAGCGCGCCCGGATTCTTTTTTTCATAAGCCCGAAGCTTTCGGGCCAACTTTAGTTGCTGACTTGATGTCAGCTTCTTCTTTTTGCTCATCACTCACGCATATTTGAAGGACTTAGCCTTCTCATCCATATCATCTGCATCAATCTTCTCACCTTTATTAGTCAACTTGTCGCCTTTTGCGAGGGCACTTCCCTCTTTAAGAAGCTGTCCCATAGACTTCTTCTTACTATCTGGAGACTTGCTCTGATCCTTCTTCTTGCGTAGCACGTACTTGCCACCACGAAGTGCCTGTTCAGGGGTCATTCCTTTAGCCATCAGACTTCTCCCGATTCCATTGCTTCCTGCAATCTATGGAAAACCAAATCGCGGCCACCTTTTCTCCGGCGCTCACGAAGCTCACTTAAAATACCCTCTTGCGTAGCCATCTTATCAGTAAGTGAGTCCCACTGGGATTTCAATGACTTAATCCTTTGGTCGGCTCCAGCCAAACGGACCTTGTGCGGGAACTCGAAATACTCTTCCTCAACAGCAAGCGTATTGCTTTTAAGTCGGTCCATCTCGGCCATCGCATCTTCATACTCTTTGTCCAGAGCCTGGCCCTGCGCATCTTCCATCTCTGGACGAAATGACCCAGCCGGTTCGCTCTCGACCACGACTGGCCGGACCTCGCGCGCAGCAAGCGCCACCTTGCCCTCAGGAAAGGAGAACGACTCCATCAGTTCTATGTCTATTAGATCAAGCGCCATTAGTACGAACTGCTAACCTTGTACCCGTGCGGGTTTCCTTTCTTCATCTTCTTGGCAACCTTACCAACAATCTTAGAGTCACTTGCATGCACCTTGGACGCCTTAGCAAGCTGCTTCGACTGTTTAGCGTGAGCCTTGGATGCCTTAGCAAGGTTTTGAGAAGCCTTTTTCAGAGCCTTCTTTGGGTCCGTCTTGCCAGACATGTTTTCAGCAAGGTACTTGTCGCTTTCGTCCATTATGATTTCACCTTTGAGCCGCCGCGCCACTGGTAACAAGACCAATACTTTGCGGTCAGCTTGTTCTTTGCAGACTGCTTGTCGCAGCCATGGCGACTTCTAAAGTTCTTGCGCCGCTTCGGGTCATCCCTACGGATTTCCATCTTCGCATCTCCAAACCGGATGGTCTTTTCTTTGTCTCCCTGCTTAGCGCGAACCACAAACTTCTTCTTACCGTACCCAGGCTCACCCTTTTTGATTCGCCTGGGACGATTCACGGCCATCTTCTTAATGGCCTCACTTCGCTTGTACTTAGTCGCCATTTTTTGGCTCAATGCTCTTTGCGGCCTCTACAAGGCGGTTCCACTTGTCTTGGCGAGACTGCTCAATCTCAGCGTCGATGACCTCAAGACCGGCGGCGTTGGGGCGCTCAGGGTTGCTTAGGACGGCCTTCTTCACTTGTTCAACAATCTTGCTCATCAGTAGCCTCCATACAGTTCGCGCATGTACATCGCATGCTGCCTCATCTGTAGAAGCTGCGGAGTAGTCATCGCGGCTGCCTGCTCTGCGGGAATGCCCAGTTGCTGGATTAGCCCCATTCGGGCCTGGTTTTCCTGCTGCTCGCGTGCCGCTTCCTCCAATTGCCTCTGCTGAATAATGCGCTGCTCTCGGAGCATGGGGTCAGTCTCCATACCCAGGCGCACCCGCTCCTCTCGAAGGCGGGCAAGCTCCAGATCGGGGCTTGCAGGCGGCGCTGTCCCAGCCGCAGCCATCAACGCCTCGGTGCGCTGCGCTATCTCGTTTGGGGTCGGGGCTTGCCCCATAACCGGCGGCGGAGCCGGGGCTGTCATAGCCCCCTGTAGGATGGCATCAGGAGACTGCTGGGGTGGCGGAGCAGCAGCGGGAGCCTTCACGGGGCCGGATGGTGTTGGAGGAGCCTGCTGTGGCTTTAGAACAGGCGCGGAACTGACGGGTTTTTGGGTTGCCATTAGATCTTGCCCTCATCCTTAAGTCTATATGCTTCTTGAAGAGATTCATACACAGCAAGCTGGCTGGCACTTGGCCTACCTGTGCGTGTCGTAAAGTTCCACGCAGACCCAGGATACATCACAGGCAGCGTACCCTCGTCTTTGAAGCGCTGAAGGTGCGCCTTGAGGTTTGCATCAAAGGTCTCTTTGTAGTCCTGTTCGTTGCGGAACTGAGACATCATTGACGCCTCAGTCTCACCGGACGGGCCTTCGAAAAACCCAATAGAGGGACTCTTGGCAGCTTTGCGGGCCTGCATGACATCGTAAGCGTGAATCTCGTCCTGCTCGCGGTAGTCACGAGCCTCCCGGCCTTCCTTTTCCCGAATCAACTCTTCATCGGTCGGGTCAGGCATAACGGGGCGCCGAACAGAAACATAGACAGGTTCACCAGCCTTGTTCACTCGACGCTCGTAGTATGTGTGTCCTTTACCCATCAACAATACCGATACATCACATGGTTCCGCGCTGCTTCAAAATAGAGATGACCCGAGAGCGCTCCTCAGCCACAAGCTTGCGGTACTCTTCCGGTGAGTAGTCATCCAGGGCCCAGCCATATCGCATGTAGGCCAACTCTGTAGCCATCTCACTCAGCAACTCATTGCTCATGCCACGACCACCCATGTCGTGACCGCCCAGCCGCTCCTCAGCGCGCCGCATTAATGCGTCCGCATCAATGGTCCCGCTCTGGCGGAACTCGCGCGCAAATTCACCCTCAGGGTCAATTGCTGGGGATTGGTCGGGAGCCATGGCCATTTAGAACTCTTTGCCTGGGGGTGCTTCTTGAGCCAGCTTCGGGGCAACACCAACCTTGCCTGTGCCAGTTCTTTGGTCGTCCGCAACGCCGCTCAGAAAGTCACTGACCTTTTCTTTTCCTTGAAAGTAAAGGTCGGACGGACTGTAGTCGCTCAGAAAGTCACCGACCTTTTCTTTTCCTCGAAAGTAAAAGTTGACCATCGGCCCTCCTCCTTGACGTTCTCGCGCTCTTCGTAGTCGTTCACGGTCAGCCATCCCCTCAATCAGCGGGTCTGGGTCAGCCTCGGGCAACAATGTCTCGCCAAGACGATACTCGCTGCCGGGCTTCTCGCGCTCTTCGTAGTATTCTTCAAGCGTAGACGGCCCAGGGCCTTGGTACTCGACTCCAGCCGGACCTCGATCAAGCGGGCTCTCGACACCAAGATGGTCGGAAATCGCGTCAATCTCGTCCTGAAGACGATCATGGCGCTCAATCCGGTGCCGCCACTTCATCAACTCAGCATCATCCGCAGGAAGCGACCGATACTCGGACATCAGACGATCAAGCTGGCCAAGCAAGTCCGACGCACGCCCCGCAGACATCGACCCAGAGAGCACCTCGTCTTCATCCTCACGCAAGGTTGCTCGTTTCGAGTGATAAGCATCCTCAATAGGTAGTGGAGCAGCACGCTCCCGCAAGACTGGCTCTGTCGGTGGCGGCGCGCCCTCTGGAACAGGCTTTACTGGTTGCCCACGATCACTCATCGCTCACCTCATGTCGTATAGCGAATACTGTACTTCACGGTCCCGGTCGGGTCCGTCGTGCCCTCAGTGCCGCCAGAACCAGACACCACAGCAGCAAAAAGCGCCACAGTGTACGCAAGGCCGTCTGGGTAAGCCACGCTGACCGTCGACGCCGAAAGGCACTTGATGATGTGGTCAGGAGCCGTAGAACCAACCGTAGGTGTGTTCCCCGAGCCTTGATACAGCTTCAAGTAAACATCCGACTGGTTCCCAGAGTTGTTGATCTCAATCTGGTAAATCGTGCCACCAGAGTCATCAATCTGAGTCACACTACTCGCCAAACCCTGACTCTCGGTCGCAACCAGCGTGCCAAGTGGATTTGATACATCTGATTTGAGCAAAGCCATCTATCGCTCCTAAGCAACCACAAGGTTGACTGTAACTGACGCAGCAGGATCAGTGGTCGCGTCACCGCCCGTACCAGAAGTGGTCGAGCAATTCATCGAAATACCGTTCTGGAAAACAACCCCGCCTGGGTAATACGCAATCACTCGGCCACCGCCAGCAACCCGAATCTGATGGTCCGGCTTGCTTGTGCCAGCCGTTACCGTCGACGCTGCATCATACAGCTTCAAGTACACCACCGTTCCAGAGTTCGCGGCGTTGTTGACATCAATCGCGTACACCTTTGCGCCAGCCCCAAAAATGTTGACCTTGGGATCGGCCTCAAGGTCAGACTCGACGGCCAACTTGTACGAAAAACTTGAACCTGAGGCAATCGATAGCGCCATAGCATCTCCCTAAAGGATTCTCGCCACAATACTTTACTCCATTCTGCCCATCACGGAAAGGCAACAAGCAAAAACCTCTGGAGGTTCAACACCCCCAGAGGTCGAGCATAGATCAACAACTTGACCTTCCTATAGCCAAAAATACTGCAATGGGGACTGTAAAATCGACCACAGGCCAAATCACACTACTTATTTCGACCATCACAGTCAAATAACAAAAAAAATGGTCCGCCAGCTACGAAAGCCAGCGGACCACAACAACAGAATGAGGACATGACGCCTCAAGACCATTCTATGCACCAAACCTCACTCACGCAAGAATCGGCAATACTTTGTCACGCCAGAGAACCCACAACCAGCACTTCTGGCCGGCGAATCAGGATGATCCTCCGCACAGCGAAACTTCAATATCGCCCACTGCTGCATCTTTGCGCTCCAACCCAAACGAACCACGTCCGCGTCACGAACCGAACAATGGTAGTTCAGCGCCTCGTACCGTAGCTCGCGCTCAAACGGAAACGACGAAAGCGCCATCCCAGCCTCACTCTTGCGCTTAAACGTGCCACACTCAATATCACTGAACTCGTCAGGAGCAGAATTGCACCAGACATACATAATCTGCGGCAGCATACGACCCAGACCATTTTCACACAAAACACTAAAGTGGGAACGCCCCGAGCCTTTGTATGTCTCTACAACTCTCTGAACTGGGCAACCATTAGCGGCAGCAACATCGGCAGCCTCTTCGCCCCATCGGTACTTCAGTTCAGGTATGTCAGAAGCATGCGATGTCCCAGTTGTCATCGCAAGAATCACCAGCATCATCCAAATCACTATTCACCTCACTTAATGCCTGGCCCTTTGGAATAAAGGACTTCGGCTCACATTGAATCGGTCTAATCATAATCTCAACACGAGGAATACCATCTTTCTCTGCATAGCAGTCTTGACATTCGCTCTTTACTACCAAGCAGTCATCTCGAATGATTCCTGCCATCACAATCGCATCCCACGTACATTTCTCTATGTTGTCTGCATCTGGAGTCTTCGGCTTCCAGATAAGCCCATCAGGATCCTTCTTTCGCATCAATCGCTTCGGTCTTGGCGCTGCTGCAAGCAATCGAACCTCTACAGGCCCATCGAATGGAACATCCTTCCACAGGCCCCGTAGAACAAACGCTGTTCCACGCTCCCACTCCGCTGTGCGCTTCGGCGTGTAGATGCGCGCATGCCCCCCAACCACAGCCGCCCTGCCACGACCCTTGCCAATCGGAGCACCAGGAATCACTGCGAAAAATGGGAAATCAGCCATTATCGAATGCCTCGTAGAGTTCCTTGACCGTCTTGTGCAAATTAGTCATGTCGGGCAAACCGTCAAGCTTTTTTGCGGCCAAGTAGGTCTCGTCGACCTTTATGTACAGGATTTTAATCATAGCAGGGTTGTCTACGTAGGACTCAAGCTCGTGTAGCGCCCACGGTAGGTCAAGTTGGGAAGGAATTCGCTTTGCCCACCAAGGAACCATCTTCCAGTCCGATTCGCGCAAAGAACAGGCCGAAAGCCACGAATACCACTCGCTGAGAACCATCCGAAGTTGGTGCTGAGCACGTCGAGCCAAAGCTTCCATCAGTTCTTGTACGCCCATCGTTTGTAGTCAGCACAACCAGGCTCCATGACACTCATGCCAAATGGCACGTTTGGCTCCTCGCTCATGCCAAATGGCTGGTCCCAAATGCCATCATGGTGGTCATACCAGAACCAGATGCACTCTTCCCACTCATTTGGAGAAAGGCGCACCCACTTAATGTGGTAGTGCTTCGAAGCCATCAGCCGTAGCGGCCTTGGCAAGGCCGAAGGATTCTCCTGGTAGACCTGCTTACACAGTCCGATGAAAGCGCGCGAACGCTGCCTATAGCCCCGCCAACTGCTGAAGTGAATGCGCAAAGTCTCCGAATCAGGCAGATACTTCGCGCAGCGTATGCGCTGGTCGTACAAGTGTTGCGCAGCCTTGCGGAACTTCCTGTAAACGTCCGTAGGAACAGTTCGGCCATGCTTCAGCATCTCTCGATGCAATGTTCGGAGCACAAACTGCCCAGCACGCAAAACGTCCGACGGCAAACGCGCATGACGCTCATGCTGGGTCTCAGTCTTGGGCACAATCGAGGAAAAGCGCTTGAAGATGCGCGTCAACCTGCCTGGAGCAACGCAAAGAGCAGCAACACGCCCAAAAGGGTCGCAAATCGTCAACTGCGTATCTGAGCGATGAAAAGACCAGCAATGTCCGCCAATAGAGTCACTTCTGGCCTTATCAAGTGAATCGTGGTCCAAACGGTCATGCCTTTCACCCAGAACAAGCAAAGATGTCGCATTTGGCCGAACAAGATCCATCATGGCCTCGTCCAGCGCACCGTAGCGACAGACAACATCGCCAGGAAGCAACCAGTCATCAGCCTGCTTCGGTATCGATGTCAGCCTGAAGAAATGAACGTCCTCAGCCTGCCCAACAGCAGAAACCTCTCTGTAGGTGTCAATCTCAGAAGGATCCACAACTGGAAGAGACAAAACGCCTGGAACGCCCTCTTTCGGGTAAAACCTGCCCAAACAAATGTGGTCTACAACCATCTCAAGAACCTCAGCCTGCACCAAGCATCCTATACGCCCAAAGCACACGATTCAACTGCGGCGCCCCAAAAGACTGGCCTACAACGCTGTATTCCGGCATTCTAAGCCCGTAACCTGCCGAGACTGCTGAACCCTCTACATCTCTATCTCTACTATTATCTATTGGCTTAACGGGGGGGGCTTTTCAGATTTTTTTTTTGGCGGGCCTCATCGACCCCCTCTCGGCCCCCACCTGGCCTCCGGCCAGCCCCAGCACCCCCATCCCGCCCCCCGAAGGGGGGAGGGGTCTCCGTTTCCAGCCCAGAGGGCTGAGGGTGGAGTGGGTCCGGCCTGGACCTCTGGTCCACCCCGTCACATGGTCCACCTCCGGTGGAGGGGGGTCGCCTCGCGATCCGCCTGGTTCCCGCGCTGGGCGAGGGCTGCGACCTGGTCGACCTGGTCGGCCTGGCTGGCACCGGGCACCGTGCCCAGGGCAGTGGCCACCACCACCGCAGCAGCAGCAGCCACCCGGCGGCCCCACCGGCTGAAGCCGGAGGCCACGCGGGACACGCGCGCGCGGAGAGGAGAAGCCTCAGCCACCACCACCAGGGCGGGGGCATCGGCCACCACCACCACCGGGGAGGGGGCGGGGGTCTCGACCTGAGCCACGGGGGCCGGGGTCAGGACCACCACCGCCGGAGCACCGGGGAGGCGGAGAGCAGCAGCGCGGGACCAGGCCACGAACCGTCCGGTGCGAACACACCGGGCCCGCTGCCGGGGGTCGGCTGCGGTGCGGTTCGAGAAGGCAAGGACTGCGTGCATGCGAAGAACTTGTGCACCGATGGCATGGCGGCAACCCCTCTTGCCTAACTTTCTGCCCAACAAACAAAATGAAAATCTTTTCCTTAATGATTCCGCACACTTACAGACTTTCTTCACTTTATTTTGCTATGGGGGGGTTGCCGCTGGGCAGCCAGTGTCCAGATTCTCATCGTCGGCGGCACCGAGCCCCGACCCGCTCTCTGGAATCGCGATTGCGACCCATCGACACCGGGGGAACCCCCGGGAGGCGAAACGCCTGGCAGCGTTCGGGGCAACCCCGAGAACACCAGGCAGAGTAGTCAGCCCGAAACGGTCGAGGTGGGATGAAGGACATGGATAGCAACCCACAGCAGGGTACGACAGCGAGGCGATGACCCCCTATACAGGGGCGAGCCGAGCCCACTTGAGCCACGCAGCCGTAGTGCACGACCATTCCGCGAGCCCCATGGGGCCGCAAGCGATGGACCCGGAGCACGCAGGTGTGCCGCAGACGGTGGACGGTACCTGAGCCACGGACCTATCCATGACACTGCTCTGGTGACAGAGTGGGGGGCTTGCCCCCTGCGCCAGAGGAACGGCCCGGCTCTCCGATGTACTGAGTCATCTGTGGTCCATAGTTTCCCGGTGGACTTGAATAGACGGGAAGGCAGGCCACCCACCTCCTCATGGTGGGCCCCCCTGATGCCATGGCGTCAGGGGGATGAACACCCCCCCAGCGGGGGGGGCACGATTGGTCGGGGCGTGATGCTCGCCCCCTGATGACCGCGCAAGCGGTGGCAGTAGCCAGGCCCAGCAGGGCCGAAACCAACAGGAGTCAGCATGACCCGCAAGCACTTCAAACTCATCGCCCAAACCATCGCCCTCATCACCAACCCGGTCGCCCGGCGGGAAGCCGCCCGCGACTGGTGTGGCACGCTCCGCCAGACCAACCCACGATTCGACTCAAAGCGGTTCCTCGCTGCGTGCGGGGTGGCAGTATGAGCGCCAAGCGATTCATCACAGACCTCCAGGCCCTGGTCCGCAAGTTCCGCGAGGAGTCCATCGAACTCTGCGGACCCAAGTACGCATCGTTCTCCGACACCGTCGTGTGGGACACGGCCAAGAGTGAGAGCCTCGGCTACGGCAAGTGCGTGGCCCTCGTCTTCGATGGCGGGGGGTACGACGAACTCTCCAGCCAGGGGATGCTCGCTGACATGGGCAGCGAGACCTACCGAAATCAGGTCTTCGCCCTTGCCAAAAAGCACAACATGCACGCCGAGGACTACGCCAGCTACCTCATCACCTTCCACGCCAACTAACCGCCCCGGGGGAGCGTATCCCCCGCCGCAACCCGTCAGATCGTATGGCCCCCGGCGTGCAAACCCAGGCGGCCCTGCCTTGTTCCCCTTGCGCGGAACTGCACAGGCGATCTAACGGGGGGGCCGGGGGCTTTCCCCCGGTCCCATCTCCGAACATAGCCTCCGGCTGGGTTCCCCCTGTGTACAGGGAGGGGTTGAGCCCAGCCGTTGAGGCGAGTCTACCCCGGCTGCCCCGCAGCATATCATCAACCCTCACCGCTCCCCCGTTGTGCCGGTTCCCCCTGGGGTATCGGCCAGCGGGTGGGGCAAAGGCAGCCCCATCGAGGTCAGGCACCGCCGGATTCGGCCCAGCCCATGACCCACAGGCAGCCCCGAACTACCGATTCTGAGTCGCGCATATCCCGCCTTGCCCCTGGCATATCGCCAGATGCGGCATCCCCTGAGAACGGGGCGAGCGAGGGGCGCGGCGTCAAGAGAACCTTACCTCAACGTCAAGAAACCTTTACACCTGGAGTCCACCATGGGAACCCTTCAAGACCGATACGACAACTATGTGCGATGCATGATTGACCTTGGCCAGCCGTATGTTGACTTTGACACCTGGCTGAACCGCTAACCCTGGAGCCCACCATGTATGAGTTCATCACCAACGACCCCGCCGATGGCAAGCAGCTTTGGCGGGTGACCGAGTGCAAGACCTGCGAGGGTCGCGGCCGAATCTGGTACCCAGGTTGCGGCGACAGTGCAGCCACCTGCCAGGAGTGCGATGGCGCTGGCGAGGTTGGCAAGTATCGCAAGATCGACTTCAGAACCGGCAAGCCCTATGGCCCGTGGCGGTCTGACTGCCACTGACCCTTGACAAGTAAAGGGACAGGGGGCCACCGTGTCCCCCTTGTGGGACACTGAATATCACAGGGTCAACCGGCAATATCCTGGGTGTCCCTACCTGTCCCCCTTGTTTCTGAAAAGAAACCTGACCCTACCTGGGCCCTCTCGCGCCCCCCTCCCTCTCTATTACTACCCCCCCCTACTTTCTTAGAGTAGGTAGGGACAGATAGGACAGAGTCCAACTATCCAGGTTGAACCGTACCTATTTACAGTCCCCCTGACCTGACCTAACCGTTGTCACGTCAAGGGACTGGGGGCCACTTTCATGCCGAAGCGGACACATTATGACCGCCTTTGGCCTTGTACCTGACTTGACCATCCACCTGCCCGTAACTAAATGTAGGGCAGCAACAACAGGAGTTCCCATGAGCACGACCACCTTCAACGCTTTCCGACGCCGTGGCTACCGAGTCGTGAACCTGCGCCGCTGCACCCCGGCTGCCCAGGGTAGCCGCCCGGTTCAGATGCTCGCCCGAATCACTCCCCTCTCCCGATAACTGTACGCCCTTGCTGCAAGGGTAGAGCAGCGCGAAAGCTAAACCATCTCAACAACAACAGGAGCCCATCATGGCTAAGAAGAAGTTCGACCCGTACCAAGTGATCACCGACTCCATCATCGACGCGCTGGAGGCTGGCACCCAGCCCTGGCGTGCTCAGTGGAAGGGGCTTGGTGGTTCCACCCTGCGCCCCCTCAGCGGTGCGACCGGCAACCCCTACAAGGGCATCAACGTCCTGCTGTGCTGGGCTACCGCCCACTCGATGGGCTACTGGTCCAACCAGTGGCACACCTACAAGGGAGCCCAAGGCAAGGGCGGCCAGGTCCGCAAGGGCGAGAAGTCCACGCGCATCGTCAAGTGGCTGTTCTTCCCTAAGAAGGACGAGCGAGGCCAGCCGGTCATCGGTCGGGACGGCCAGCCCGTTACCATCCCGTACCCCAAGCTGTACTCCGTGTTCAATGCCTGCCAGATTGAATGGGAAGAGGGCAGCGAGTACGCGCCTGGTCCCGAGCCCACCGTCGAGGACCACGATGGCTCCGAGGCTGGCGACAACCACAGCAAGGCCAAGGACGTGCTCGACGCATGGACCGAGGTGGTGCCCGTCGGGCATGGCGGCAACCGTGCGTACTACTCACCCACTGAGGACCGCATCCAACTCCCCCGCTTCGAGCAGTTCGAGGACGAGGCATCCTACTTCAGTGTGGCGTTCCACGAGGCTGGACACAGCACCGGGCACGAGTCTCGCCTTGACCGGGACTTCAGCAAGTCCAAGCGGTTCGGTGACCAGGCGTATGCCTTCGAGGAGTTGGTCGCTGAGTTGGCCGCCGCCTTCCTCTGCGCTGACTGCGGCATCAGCCAGCCCGCCGAGCCGAGAGCGGACCACGCCAGCTACCTGGCCTCATGGCTCAAGGTACTCAAGGGTGACAAGAGGGCCATCATCAAGGCCGCATCCGATGCGGAGAAGGCTGCCAAGCTCATCCTTGAGAACGCCGACGTGGCCGAGATGGCCGCCAAGTAAGAACCCTCCGCAGTCCGGGGCCTGCGCAACAAAGCCCCGCCCCCTTCAACAACAGGAGCCCATCATGACCCTCTTCACCACCATCACCAAGGCCGTCGTGTCCCACCTGCTCTTCGGAGCCGCGCCATTGCTGGTGCTCATCCTCGCCAACTTCCTGGTCGAGCCCGACCGGGCATGGTTCACCGGGCTGACCCAGACCCAAGAGCTTGGCGCGTGGGCCGCCCTCGCCGCCTGGTCCTTCTTCTCACTGCGCCTCTTCATCGTGCCGCTGGAGCGTGTCCAGCTTGGAGGTGCCAAGTGAGCAGCGTCATCCACAGGATTGAGAGCGACGGCAAGCAGTCTTGGAGCAGCACCAAGAACAACGCCTACATCACATTCGACCCAAGCCGAGCGGGCAGCATCACGGATCCATACGTGGCGGCCCGTGTCGGTGACGGCAGCATGATGTGCGTGGACAACAGGGACTTTGTGTGGGCCTTCGCTGGCCTGGTCAGCGGACACACCAATGCCCCTGGGTACATGAAGACACTGGCACGCCGTGCCGCCAAGGACTTGAAAGCACAAGGAGGTGCCAAGTGAACCCGCAAACCAAGCTCATCATCGACCGTGACTACACCGGCACCATCGAGCGCCGTGAGCGTGACTACATCGCGACCGACGCCGATGGCACCGAGCACACCACCATCCGTGTGCCCACCGCCAACCTCGCACAACTGCACAAGCGGTTCGACAAGCTGGTCAGCAAGGCCAGCCGCCTGGGCCTCGATGCCCCGGTGCTGACCAAGGTGGGCGACATCTCAGTGCCCAAGCGCAACGAGGCAGACGTAACCGTGTGGCACCGCTACGCGCTGTTCACCCTGGTCGCCAAGCCCGTCCACTTCGATGGCTGGTCCTTCGTCGCCGCCATCCAGCACGTCGCCACTGAGGACGGCTACCGCAATGTGGTCCGCACCTCGCCCCACTTCGAGGGCGCTGCGGTGGACCCCATCATCCGCACCTCACGTCCGGTGTGCGAGCACTGCAACACAGCACGCAAGCGCAACGATACCTATGTCATCCAGCACGACGACGGCTTGCGCAAGCAGGTCGGTCGCCAGTGCCTGCGGGACTATGTAGGCGAGGCCACGGGTGCTGAGATCCTGCGCTCTGCTCAGTACGAGCGTGAGCTTAGCGACTTCATCGACGACGACTGGGGCGCTGGCTCCAGCGGCATCAGTGCCTGGGATGTGCGGGCTGTGCTCGCCATCACGGTGGCATCGGTCGAGCTTCGCGGCTGGACCAGCCGGGGCAACGCCCGACAGTTCGGCTACCATGCCACTGCTGACCATGTCCTGGGTACCCTGACCGAGACCGACGACAGGCGGAAGTGTGTGGAGTGGGACCAGGACGGGCCCAACTTCGTAGCCCCCTGGGGTGACGCTGAGCGCGAGCAAGCCGACGCCATCATCGAGTGGACCGAGGCCATCGCTGACGACACCGACAGTGACTACCTCTGGAACCTCAAGGTGGCCTGCTCCCTGGGTGGCATCACCTACCGTGAGCTTGGCATCGTGTGCAGTGCGGTCGCTGCCTACCAGCGGCACGTCAAGGGTGAGCGGCTGCGCCGTGAGCGTGAGGTTGCCGCCAAGGTGAGCGCTGCCATCGGCAGGGCCGGTGACAAGATTGGCCGCAAGCTCTCCGCTGCGGACAAGCGCAAGGGTGCTGAAGCCCACGCTGCACTGACCGTCACGGTCAGCGACACTCGGCTCTTCGACGGTGACTATGGCACCAAAGAGTTGGTCTCGATGACCGACACCGAGGGCAACGTGCTCAAGTGGTTCGCCTCCGGGCGGGCCAACTCCGACGACGGCGAGCGGGTGGTGGTGGGCAACACCTACACCCTGGTCGCTACCATCAAGGGTCACGGTGAGTACCGTGGCGTGACTGAAACCAAGGTGAACCGCTGCGTCCTGACTCCGGCGCAGTGACTTCACCCGGCCCCCTTCGGGGGGCCACCCACCTTCAACAGGAGACTGACATGACCACTACCCCGACCACAAACACGTTCGACATCAGCGCCATGGGACGCGAGGGCATCTCGCTTCGCGAGCGTTCGCGGGTCATCCGTGGCGAACTACAGCGGCTGCTGACCGACCTTATGAAGCCTGGGGCCCAACTTTCCAGCGAGGCCATGCAGCAGCGCATTAGCGATGCTGAGTGGTTCCTGGTCTTGTTCGACGACTACCTTGGAGAGACCCTTCCCGGCCCCCCCACCGACGAGGACGAGGACGAGGACGAGTTCGACTACGACGACGATGACGCCCACGCGCCCGCCAACAACGACCAGGACCCGCGCCCGGTGCGCCTTTCCTGAAGCGCCACAACAACCAACAGGAGACTGACATGACCTTCAACAACAACCGAGAGGTGACATCATGAAAAAGCCAACCAATGCCTACGACGCACTCAGAGACACACTGCGCGGCAGCAGCGTCCAGGTCGATGTGTACTGCCAAGTCCAAGAGTTCGAGAGCCGTCCCCGGTGCCACGAAACGGTGATGGCCTACGACGGTGACGTAGGGGCTTTCGAACCGGACAGCGCGGAGCGAAACCTGAAGCGAAAGGGCTGGGTCTACCGGCACAACCCTGACGAGTACGGGTTCTCCCAGTGGGTCTGCCCCGCCTGCATCAACCGAGAGGTGACATCATGCCAGTGACCTGGAATGTGGAAGACGTGAAGGACTGGAAGAGCGTCTGCTACTGGCGGATGACAATCCGCGAATACGCGACCCTCTTCAACAAGAAGGACACGAACGACTTGAAGAGTCAGCTTCGCGCTGAGTGGCCAGAGCCGTCGTTCTACCTCATCGACAAGAGCGTCAAGCCCGACGACATTACCGACGACACACTCGTCGGTCGCATGGACCCGGTTTGCAAGTGGCTGATCTTTGACGCCCTGCCACGAACAGGGCACATGAAGCTGACCCTCGACAACGTCGGCGACGTGTACAAGCGACTCAGTCTCATGGGTCAGCGCAATCCTGACCTTCGACCACAGCGTGTCGTTGACGCAAGATTCAGGTTCGGCGACATCACGATGGATGAGTTGCTGAAGTTCATCGGCGTCTACAACAACGGCCACGACTCGTCCGTCAAGTCAGTCACAGCCTTTTGCAGGGCGTACAGGATTGACCGAAAAGACTGGCGCAACTGGTCACCGCCCAGTCGACCGAATGGATGCCACATCACCAATGACTGATGGCCCACCGGCAGACCCATGTCCGGCTCAAACCACCAACACGTTCTGTCGGGTGAGCCAGCAGAACACCAACCCCAACAACAGGAGAGCTTATCCAACCCCAACCATCAGACCTGCCGCGCCGCACCTTGCGTGAGACGTGGCAGTCCCTCCAACTCACTGCGATTGTGATTCGGCACCAGTTCGGTACCGTCGTCATCATCCCAATGATGGAGGGCGATAGCGGTGTCGTCGAGTGGCGACGTTGCGACCTTGTGCGATTCAAGCCGTGGCACGCTGTAGAGCGGTCGGCTGTGGTCGATGAGGTAGAGGCCGCGTGGGCCGACGAAGACCTGACTGTTGACATCTTCACGGATGAACTGAGTCACAGCGATGACGCCCCGCTCAACCCGTTCGACCTGTAGGTTGAGCGACATGGCTGCGGCCCCCTCCGGGGGGTCGTCGCCACCCCACCTTTTCCAACAAAACCAACAGACCCGTGTCCGAATCGCGGACCCAACTTGTCCCTATAGGTACAGGAGAAAGACATGACCACGAAAGACATCCTAACGAGCGAGCAACACTACCTCACCATCGAGCGGCTTGTTGCAGCCGGAATCATTGAGACCCCGCCATCTATGTATGACCTGATGGCGTGCCTGAGTAACGACCCTGACATGGCCGGCGAGGTTACGCCGAACCTTGACGAAAGGCGAGAGGGGCGTGGCTTCACGTACCACTGCGCCAATGGGTACGAGGTCTCTGTGCAGTGGGGCGAGGCTTGCTACTCTGACGTTCGCCACAAGCAAGGACCATGCGACAGCCCCAACGCTGAGGTGGCCGTGATCAATCCCACGGGGGTCATGGTCATGCTTCAAAAGTTCGACCAAGTCCTGGGCTGGCAGTCACCACAACAAGTGCTGGCTGTGATCAACAAGGCCGAGACGTGCCCCGACTGGCCGACCAAGTGGCCAACCTTCGATGACGAAGAGTGAGCTTCATGTCGGGGCCAAACCTGAATCGCGTACACGCCGATGAGAGGAACAGATGAGCAAACCAACCGCTG